ATTTTTTCGTTAGTCAAACTTTTTTGAAATAATTTTTTCAACCACATAAAAAATTTATCAGGTTGTATTTCGCTTATTTTCAAACATACTAATTTTTTATCGTATATTCCTGTTACAAAAACATAAGCTGTTTTTGGACCTGATAAAGATTTTGCTGTTCCGTCTGCATACTGATAATAAACTATTTTATAGATATTTTTAGGTCTCAACAATATTTTTGATATTGGGTCTTCTTTTTCTATAAATGGTTTATATTGTAAGCTAAATGACATTTTACAATTTGTTTAGTTTAGGTATCTGCATTGGTGATTTATTCAATTTTGGAAGATTAAACGGTACAACCTTTGGAGCTGCTTTCACATTACCATCCATAATTTGTGTAAACTTTTCATGCATTTTATCCAATGTAAAGTTTTTAAGAGTATTATCTTTCAAACCTTTGGATTTCTCTATATAAGTATCATATTTGTTAAATACATCATAGATTTTATTTGCTGCCAAACTATAATTTACACTAAACCATTGTGATTCTTTCATACAAAATTGGTCAGCTGCTGATTCATGCACCTGTGTCAATGAACCTTCTAATAGAACTGCATTATCTTTTGGTAAAAAATCCACTTGTCCACTCCAACCACTTGCTAATATTGGCTTCCCTGTCAAAGTAAATTCAGCCATAGGTCTACCATATCCCTCGCCTTTAGCAAATGAAATCATTGCTTTAACTTTAGGGTGATGGTATAGATTTGCCATATCACTTTCTTCCATATCGCCATGTAATAGATACACAGATGGACACTTATCACCCAATGGTTTTAATACCGCATCAATCTTTTCTCTTGTTGCTTCTCTATCGATAACAGAAAACCCAGCATGCGATGTTTTAACAATAAGGCCTGGTCTTTTATCCTTTGGTAGATATTGAAACACTGTAGCGAATGTTTTAATTGCCATACCAATATCTTTTCTATCCTGTCCTAAATCTCCTTTTAACCAATGTCCTACAATTAGGAAGTTGAAATCCTCTTTTACATTTGCTAATACATCATTACCAGATGGATTTAAGAATACATCAACATCAACTCCTTCAAATAGAACTTCACAGGGTTTAGTTAATCTCGTCTCCCCAACAATCTGCTTTGTATTTTGGTCTTGATGCTGATAAACAGTACCAGCCATAACTTGCTTTGTAAACTCCGATGGAACTAATATTAAATCCATCTTATTCATACCATCAATAAAATCTTTTGGTGCTATTGTAGTTTCAACACCAGCGGTTACACCAATGTTATAGTTACCCTTTGGCTCAAATTCATTTGCTACTGAAACTTGGAAGAACACATCGGGTTTATCACCAATTTCACCAATAACTCTTTCTAACATCCATCTTCCAAATTCAGTTGATGGGTCTACTTGGTTTTGCGGAGTGTTACCCCAACGTAATGGTATAATTTTAATATCGTATTTATCCATTTTTCGTAGTGATTTCATTAAATCTCTACAATGGTCACCATATCCACTACGAGTGAATATAGGTCCTTGAAATACTAATGTAGGTTTGTTCATAACTTATTTAATTTTAAATACTTCAAATCTTTCTCTTGGTTTCCAATTTTCAAAGGTAGTTTCTATACCTTCTACTAATGTATCACACATATTTGTATGAGATAATCCCATATTTCCTAAAAACTCTTCTCTACCTCTTAAACCGGCAGCTTTTCTATCAGGTTTTGGTGTGTTATAAACTTTCTCAATTACTTCCGCAACTTCGTAGTTATCAACTCTATCATCCCAAATATATGGAGTTGGTACTGAACCAGCTAATGCCAATGCTCTACTCCAAATTGGATATGCCCACTCACCATGCTCTAACTTACCTTCCCACTCTCTCCATTGGTGTAATGAACCAATCTTAATGTAATCTTCGTGCGTTAGGTATTTACCATCTAACTTAAATCCACATTGGTCTTGCAATCCACCAGTTACGTTTACAATGATTGGTGTTCCAGCTACTACCGATTCGGCAGTTGCTAATCCAAACCCTTCGTTGTTTGCTATGTTAATGGTGCAATCTGCAATGTTGTAAAGAAGATTGAGTTCTTCTACCGGCATTCTACTATCTGAAAATACTACATTATATTCAGATGCAATTGCATCAACTACTGCGGGTAAATCAGTTCCGTTTTCATCCACAGGTTGTGTATGCATTAATAAACAAACTTTATCAGCTTTTTCTTTACCAATCTTATCACAAAATACCTTAAATGCATGGATTACATCTGCTGGTTGTTTTCTTCTGATGTTACGATTTGACCAATATAAGATAAAATCATATTCTTTGCCTTTTAAGATTTTGTTACGGAATTCATCAGATACATCCGCAGGTTTGTAGATGTTTGAGTTAATACCATGTGGTACATAACCCACTTGCCAATCTGCTTTAGGTTTCCAAGTTGGTTTATCATCTAATGCAGATAAACGTTTGATAATACCATAAGTTTGACGAGAGATACAACCAATCCAATCTGAACTTTCATAGAAGTTACGATTGTATAATGGGTCAGGTAAATCATCCCAAATTGCGTAGAATAAAAGTGGAACGTTTTGTCTAATTTCATGCTCTATATCATACAACCAAGTCCAATAGCGAGGGTCAGTAAAGTGTAGGATAGCATCGGGTTGTTCGGTGTTAATCAGTTGGCGGATTAAATCTGCATTACCATAACCATTCCAAGGAAGAATCTTAACATTGGCATCTGCTACACCATAGTTTTTACGAATATCTTCACTTACATCTAATATTTTCCCAGCATCAGGGTGATTGATTGCGGCTCCTACCTGAAACCAATCGTATTTATCTACCGTTCCTAATACTAACTCCTTTGACATTGTAGCAATACCACTTGCCATTCTCAAGTCATCTGATAGTAATAGAATTTTTTTCTTTTTTGCCATAACTTATTGTATTGTAATTTGTATTTTTGTTTTTGTCCCATCGGGTTGTGAATAAACTGCGTATTGAGGTACACATTTTAATTCGGTTTTTACTTTGTTTAACATATCTACATATTTTTTACCATAGCCAGGTTTTAGATATGCAATAGTTAAATGTGGGTGGTAATCTGGATACGATGTTGTGTGTGGTAGTTTTTGCAATTCTGCATTTGTTTCGTGCAATGCAGGACCAGATACATCAAACTTTAGTACATCAAATTTTTCGTTTTCAAAAAGTGATGGATTGTATCCTTTGCATTCACCATATCCAAAATTACCCAATATACCCTTTACATCATCAACTGATACATCGTTGTGTAATCCATATAAAAATGTAGTGTGAGGTTCATCTTCAATACCATATCCACCATTAGTATCTTCTTCGTAAAGATGCTGTGGATTTATAGCATCCTGAATTTTGAATACTTCTGGTACTGAAAAATACAACATAGCACACCCATAATCATATGTACCTTTTGATTCTTTGATTGAATTAAGTAACGTTTTTAATTTCATAGTTTTAAAATTGTGAACCGCTTATTTGAAGTTGTAAGTACTCATTCATTTCGTTTCTGAAATCATCATCTCTAACATATCTTTCCACAGTTCTATTAACTAGCTTTTGTAGTGTTACATCGGAATCAAATGATACTTTTTTGAAACTTGAATACACATCTTTCAAAATTTTTACGGTTGTCAGTTTTGTGTTTTCATTTTGACCCATAGTTATTTCGTTTTATATATTTGTATATATAAATATAAACATTTTAAAAAAACGAAAAATTATGAATTAAGGTTTACCATCACACAATCCCCTAACAGAGAACTCACACCATTTGCAATTCTTTTTAGCGTTGCCTGGTACTTTTGGATATGGGATATCTCTAAAGTTACCCTCATCATCAAACACAATATCAATGAAACTCATAAACTCATCATATACTTTGTTTACCGATGGAGAACCATTTGGTGGAATATGCTTTGAAATACGAGGAACAGGATATGGTGAATCTTCAGGAAGTTTCCTACGCATGATTTGGAACTCTACTCTGATTTTTGTTAATGGTATATCAAACAATTCAGAATAGTATTTCTTATATAATAGAATTTGTGAGTTCTTTAATCTATCTTCCTTTTGATACTTATTCCACCCCATTGTAGAGGTCTTTAAGTCAATGATTATGATTGCGTTCTCCGCAATATCTTTTAATACAATATCAATATAACCAATGAAATGTACACCCTTCTTAATCTCTTTATTTAATGGAATCTCAATACCAACCAATTCATATCCTGATTTAGAATAAAACTTTCCGATATGTTTCATAAACCATTCTAAAATACGTCTACCATCACCAAAAAACTCTTCTAACTCATCCTGCGAACAAGGTGTACCCTCACTCATCTTCTCTACCTCTACTTTGTAGTTTTCTCTCATTCTCTCCAATAAGAGTTTATCCACATTGATTTCATCTGCTTGCTTTTTAGAAACACCATACATAACCGAAAGGTAGTGTTGGATTGTTTCGTGCATAGCCGAACCAAAGATTGTGTGGATGTTAGATGAACTCTCCCCTAACTTGTCTATGTAATTCAATTTGTATTGTTGTGGGCAAGAACTCCACATACCATATTGAGAAAAACTAACTCTAGCCATATTTTTTATTTATATACAAAGATATGTAAAAATGTTGATAATTCCTACTAAATCCCCAATTTTAATTTTGTTATAATTTTAGGGTCAGTTCCATACATTTCTGCAATCTCTTTTATATGCTCTTTGCCTGTTTTGGTTGAATATAGTATTTTAAGATACTCTTCCGCTTCCGTATCAGATACTTCGTACTTTCGCATTACTAACTTAACCAACCAATCCTCATACTTTTCAGATGAAGCTGCTTTCATATATTTTAGGAAAGTTCTACTCTTTGGTAGTAATCCAATCAATGCTTTGTAAACTGCTTTTGGTGGTGCTTCCTGAAGATATGGCTGTACATCTGCTATCAACTCTACCCATTGGGGATTCATTGTCATATAACGGATAATCATATAAGTACTCCATCCTTTTTTATCAGATTCATCTAATGTATCCCAAAAGTTAGGGTCTTGTTCATTAGTAATTGCCTTAATGTAATCAAACAATCCTTTTGCCATTATTCTTCTACCTTTAATCCTTTTGGTAATAATTCATTTAATAACTCACCACAATCTCCACATAAAAATACTTCGATTGGAATAACCTCATCTTCAGTACCACCTGTCAATAATTTAGATGTTTTACGAAATGAAAACCCTTGTACAAAAACCTCACCACCACAACCTTTACATTCGATTGGGTTTGTTTTTGTTAAATCTAATGGTGCATCCTCTTGTGGTTTTAATGCTTTACCATCTGCTCCTATAATTCCTGCCATATTATTTATCCTTTTCTATTTTATCTTTAGCTTCCAAATCTTTAAGTTCTTTTGGTTTCAAATCACTTTGGTCCGTTCCACATTTTGCACATTCTAAAATATCAAATGGAATAATTCCATCTTCAGTACCCCCAAAAAGTAATTTAGATACTTTTCTAATTTTTATTGTTGACTTAAATTTATCATGCCCACAATTTTCACAAACAACCGATGTTGATTGTGAAATATCTACTCTAGGATATCCCATAGATTCGTTGGATGTTCCTCCCATATTATTTACCATAATCTATAATGCGTTTAATATTTGTATAAGTGTTGCTGCCGCAGTTATTTCTTTATCAATTACCAATGCTGATTTATAAGCACCATCCCCCAATAAAAGAATTACATTAGCGGTATTTTCTCCAGCATATTCTTCCACTTTATCGTATAGTAAAGTGTATAGTTCCGTAAAATCAGATACCTTTGAATCAATTAATGCCTGTCTCACATTCATATATTTGTTTCTCTTATCATCATTAGATTTTAAGATATCCAATACTTTGATTTTGTAATCGTTTTCTAATAGATTCTGAACATCTACTTTCAACTTTCCTTTGTTAGAGTTAAGTTGACAAGTATTGATAACCTTACGGATATCAGGATATGCAGAATCTATGATAGGTACTAAATCCTTAATATCAAATTCAATCTCTTCAGCTTTTAAGATATTACTGATTTGAATTGCCACATCTTTCTTTGTAGGTGGGATGATTTGGAATGTTTGGCATCTACTTTGGATAGGTTCAATTACCTTCTCTACATAGTTACACGTTAGAATGAATCGGCAGTGTGCGGAAAACGTTTCCATTAAGTTACGCAAGATTGCCTGTGCATTGTGAGTCATATAATCAAACTCATCCAAAATGATAATCTTAAATGGTTTGAATCCCATAGAAGATGCAAAGTTGGTTACTTTGTTACGGACTGTATCTACGTTGTTCTCCGATGATGCATTGATAATCATATAATCACATTCGATTGAATTTACGATTAACTTTGCTAATGTAGTTTTACCAGTACCAGCTCTACCATACAATAACAAATGTGGTACATCTCCACTTTCTAAATAACCCTCTACTTTGGCTTTTAGGTGGTCATTACCTACATACTCCGATAACTTAGAGGGTCTGTGTCGTTCCACCCATAAGCTATTGTTTACTTTTTCTTTTGTTTGTTCTATAAAAGACATATTATTTTATTTACCTGTACTACCAAATCCACCACTACCTCTCTTACTTTCACTTAATTCATCTACCTCTACAATCTGAACAATTGGATGTGGTACGATTATTATTTGTGCAATTCTATCTCCCACATTATATGCAATAGAATCCAACCCATTCAACTTATTAAAAGTTGCTTGTAATTCTCCCCTATATCCAGCATCAATAACGCCAACTGAATTACTTAATATCAATTCGGTGTTTCGTATAGATGAACGAGGAAAAACTAATCCAACCATTCCATCAGGTATCTCCATTGCAATACCCAACCCATATGTTATTTGAAATGATGTATTTTCTATAACAGATGTTGCTACCAAATCCATCCCAGCATCACTTTCTTTTGCGTATTTTGGTTTTACCGCATCAGGATGTACTTTTTTAATTTTTACTTTCATGTGTAAATAATTTTTGTTTTTGTTGCATTTCTCTACCTTTCTCTGTCATCTCTCTTGCAAATATCTTAAACACCTTCCCATCATTATGGGTAAATGTTATATTTGAATGTTCATTATTAGATATAGTGAATTGAACTTGTGGTTCATCATCACCCATATTTTCATCCGTCCATGCAAATACTTGTGGTTGGTTATCATCAAATTGAAAACACCACTCACACTCTTCGTATTTATTTGGTTGTTTTATATTGATTGATTGTTTTGGAGAATATTCAATATCCTCAAATAACTCTAATTGTTTTCCCATTATCGTCCTACTTCTTTTAAATATTTTGCTTTGAATTCATCCCAACCCATACCTATACCTTCAATATAGAATAGATGTTCGGGCTTAATTCTACCTTCATCATACAACTTAGAATATCTACTAATTGCATGTTTTTTCCACCATTTGTTAATGTAATCAATACCTTGCTCAAATTTAGGTTTCAATACCAACGCATCTTCTTCAATTTGCTTACATAAGAACTCTCTTCCGTTTTCATACATCATAGCAAGATATACACCCCTCTTAAATCCGTGATGATATTCGTTTGCTTTGATACCACACTCTTTGAAGATTTGACCTAATATCTTTTGTTTAATACCACTTACAGGTCCATTAGCTTCATAACCCATATTAGCACCATTACGAGCTCTTTCATCTGATATATTTTGCTTATACCATTCTGCTCTGTTTTCCTTTAACCATTGATGCCACGGGTCATAGAATTTATCATCCGGCTTTAAACTAATCTTACCAGCCGATTCTCCTAATGTTTTGAAAAGTGGAATACCATTATATTGTGAGTGAATACCATACAAAGATGTTGTACCAACTGCTACAAGAGTTTGACCATACTTTGTTTTCCAATGGTTTCTAACTTCAGGAACAGTAGTCATCATAGCAACTAACTTACCACCTAAGAAGTTATATCCTAATGGCTGTGTACATACAATAGTAGATGCTATTGTAGTATGATTTAACTTACCATCAACAAACTTATTATCTTTACTCCAACCAATGAAATTATCTCTAACCCCCATTGAAGTAACATCAGATGCCAATGAAATTTGTCCCAACAACTTTCCACTCACTCTATCTTTCACATTAATCTTAACATTTCTACCAGGGTTTGCTGTAAAATCCATTGTGTGAATCATCCTACGGATTTGTGCCCATTTAGTAGATTCTTTTGGATTATCATCTACAATCTCAACATAAGGGTCTAACGATTCAATTTCTTTTATCGTTAGCTCCTTATTGTTGATATCAGTTGGCTTCCATTGTAAATCATAATATGTAGCTATAAGGGATTTATCTTTAATCATTGTATCTCCCTGTAATTCTACCCATTTTTTGTATAGAGTTTGTTCCTCCACACTCATAGTAAGTAGGTAATCCATATTTTCTATTAGATTTGCCTTCTCTCTATCAAAGTCAAATACAGGTTTTTCCGGTTCACTATCCCAAAAGCTCATATTATATTATTTTACGATTCCTCTAATTTGATTAGTTGTTATTGATGGTGCGTAGATATAAAGTTCCTTACCAGCATTTTCTACAAGAAACTTCTCTAAGTTCATATCCCATTCCTCACAAATATAAAGATAATCATCAATTAGTATTTGTGGTTCTTCAATTACAGTATAGTGCTGATTTGCCATCTTATTTAATCTCTACCAAATAATAGTTCGATACATAATCTCCATCCGTAAATGATACGTGCGATAATCCTTTTGAAGAGATTTTCAATGAAGATGTTTTAGAACCTTTGTTAGCCATTAAGATAGCTTTCAAATACTTTGCAGAAAATGCAATTGGTTCGATATCATTAGTTGCAGTTGAATCTACATCCAATGAAATTCGGTTGGAGTTAATTGAAGAATATCCTAAAATAATCTCACCCTTACCACCTTTGTGAATAAATGTAAATGTATCTGCATCCGATAATACACCTTTTGATTTGATGAACTTATTTACAAAGTCATCATCCAAAGTGATTTCTGCATCAAACGGAGGAAGTGCTTTCAAATCAGGTACCGCAGGGATAACCGATGGTGCAGCTAACATATATTGTACTTTAGTTTTCTTATCGGAAAACTTTAATGCCCCAGTCACTTCTTCAATAGTGATAGCATCATCTAATACTGATAACAAACCTTTTAATTGTGATGTTGTGTAAATACCAAACTCACCATTTGGGAAATCCGATTCGGCAACACTTACATCACCTAATAAAGTTTTATCATCTGAAATCATTCTTACCGATAAGTTATTCTCATCGGATTTTACCATAACGGATTCAATCTCACCACCTAAGTTGTAACGACCAACGAAACCATCAAATTTGCTTCTGTTCATAATTAGTTATTTATTGTTTTATTTATTTTATATTCGTTCACAAAGATACAAATATTTTGTGAATATTCCAACTAAAAAGAGAAAAACTTTTCAGCTGTTTTTTGTGAGGAAAGAACCTCACCCCAACCCAATGCTCCATAGAAATCCTCTAACTTCTTTAGTAATTCCCTTTCAAAGATTTTATCATAATCGATGTAAGTTTTTACCAAATCCATAATTTGGTCTGAATCCTCATATCCCTTAAATCCCAACCCATCCAAACCATATGGATTTTGCTTTAGATATACCCACTTAATTTTATCACCATCTTTCATTGGTTCGCAGGTATTTTGTATATTAAAGTGAGCTATTAGTTGGTTATGTGCAATTGCTGCCTTAACGTGCGCCGGAGTTCCACTATTGAATTGAAACATTGCTCTATTATCCTTTTTCTTTGGTATGTATTTAGATAACTCTTTAACTGCTGAATTCTTAGCGATTGAAGTTACATCCATATTAACTAAATCCTTTTTGAAATCATGTATCTTATCAGTTAGTACATCTTCCGTTTCACCTTTTAGAATATCAATTAGGATACCACTCATAAACTTACGGAATTGTGCAGGATATGATGAACGAACCACATCCAATCCTTTAACATCCAATCTATCGCATGGAATACCATTTTCCGCAATAATCCATTGTGCATATCGTTTCTTAGCAATCCAAATACCTGATTTAGATACAAACTCTTTTTTGATTTGGAATCTATGTTTGGTTTTATCTACATTGAATACTCTTTCCGATAATACATCATAAAAGTTATTTAAGAAATCCTGCGTTTCACCAGCAATTGTATCTACTTTCAATGCAATTTCAGTATCATTATCAGCTTTCCAATTCTCATATCTATGGTCTAATATAGGTACTGCTGAAAAGAATACCGAATCCGTATCAATGTATATGTTGAAATCCTGTCCGGTTGTTCCTAACTCTTTATTGTATTTAATATTAGCCATATCAGCCGTAGATTTAATTACAGTTTGACCTGTTGTTGTTACAGCTTCTGCATTATCAACATCATAGAAACGGAACGCAGGTAATCCCAATACTCCATATAATGAGTTCAATAAAATCTTTTGTACTAACTGTCTTTTCTTATAGAATGCATATTTTTCTTTATCACCACTCTCACCAAATTGTTTTTCCAACTTACGGAACTCCACACGTTGAGAGAACCACAAATCTAAAATATCAGGGATACAACCAGCTTTATCGGTTCTATACATTACACCATTAGATGATACCGAATACTTACTTTCTTCTAATAGTTTCTTTAAGTTTTCTTTTGATATCGTTCGGTTTCCAATAAAAAACTCATCAATTTCACCCTTCATATACTTTTGAGCATCCCAATTATCAATCTTAGCTACCTTTGTTTCAGGTGATATGTTAAGAGTCATAATGATGGATGGGTATAGTGATGTTAAGTCCAAGTCATATATCCAATCATACTTACCAACGATAGGTGCTTTTACATATGCCCCAATAAATTTCTCTTGGTCATTATCTCTTAATGCCTGCATCCTTTCTTGTCTATCCGCAGGTTTGTTAGGTGCTACAATGTTCTTTCTCTTTAAGTAAGTTAATAGTGCTCCCTCCAAATACTTTGATGAATAAACGAAATCTTCGTATGGAACGTGTCCAGCGTGGCAGATACCCCTAGCAGTATCAATGAATTGTAGTTTTGCATCCATATCTACAACTAACTGAACATCCACTAAGTTATACTCAATAAACTTTTCAATATCATCTCTGAATAGGATATCCAAATTACCTTTGTATTCAATCTTACCTCTACCCAACTCTCTCATTGCAATACTATCCAAACGATAGTTATCCAACTCCGTATATGTAAAGTTTTTGTACAATCCTAAATAATCCAAATAGGATACCCCCGCCATAAAGAATCTCTTACGATATGGTGACCAGAAACATTCTCCAATAGGTGATAATCGATTAGCATGTTTTTGACCCAACACCCTCTTAATACGATTGTATAAATAAGGTGTATCAAAGTAATCAATGTTCCAACCTGTAACGATTGTGGGATTAATATACTCATATAAATCTAAGTATTTAAGTATCATATCCCTCTCATCCACAAATGGAATTACAATTGCCGTATCGGTTTTCTTCTCCACCATCTTACCGCTCTTATCCATAATAAGGACATAGTATTGGTCAGCTGCTGAATCATGTAAACCAATTGCGGTTAATTCATTTTCAGCTTTTTCAGTATCCGGCAATCCCGTCTCCATCTCACACTCAATATCGTATGTTAAGATAACGTGCCCCTCCGATGGAACATCTGAATCCGTATAAGTATCAACCAATACTCTAGTAGTTTCGGCAACATCTGATTCAAACAAATTAGGGTCATCTCCCTTAAATTTGTATATTTTTGTTAGTTTATCACCATATAAAGATGTGTAATCACCTCTTTCGGCTTTTTCATACGCATAACGAGTGTAAGGAAAACTTCTGTATCCCTGAACATCATCCCAAATGTGCACTAAATTCTTTTCTCTCTGATAATATACGTTCTGGTACATCGTGTCTTTTTAATTAATCTTCAAATATTCTAGCGGTTTTTTCAAAATTGTTTTCAATATCCCAACTTTTCAATGAGTTTTCCCATAATAGAGCTTTTGATATTGCACTTACATCGGGTCTTTCAATTATTCCATCTAATAACCCAACAACCACTTCTTTAAAATGCTCCTTCGAATTATATAGTAATGGATAATCATTGCCAACCATTTCAGGGTAACATAATCCGTTTGGTAGTACATATGGAACACCTCTACTCAATCCATCCGTTGTACTCATACTCCATGCTGAATATGTTTGGAAACAACCAACTCCAAAATGAGCTTGTGATAGTTGATTCATATACACATTTCTATCAGCATGTCCAATGTATTTTGTGTATGGTTTTTTCATATCTTTTAAACTAGTCCACACCTCAAAATCCTGTCTTTCTTTCCATAGATTATCCATAGTTTCAAAGAACCATTCGGAACCTGTATATACCCCTTCCCTATGATTGAATACAATGGTTTTTGGCTTGTATTCTTTTGGTTCTACGAATTCATCCGTACCCAAATACCAAGGCTGAATAATTCTATCTAATTTTTCAATGATATGTGGTTGAAAATCTTCAGATACTCTTTTAATTACCAAATCCTTAACCCATTGAGAGTTTACACCACATACTTTCATATCCAACATACCCTTTACGTTTTTCCAAAAAGAGTTATCATCCCTAGCACCATTATCTTTAATTTCCCACCAATGGCAGTATCCGATAATAGGTTGAGTTTTGTTGTAAATACGAGTAATTTTATATTCGTGAGTCCATTCAGGTAAATGTGACCAAATTAGATTAAAGTTTTCCTTATCAATCAATCGTTGGAAGAATTTGTATGGATAGTTTACCCTCATTTTTGGTGGGAAGCAATCTAATCCATCCATTCTACGAAGTGATACGTTTGGATATTCGAATGTATTGATAATACCAGGATGGTTATCCATGTCAGGATATGGGAGTACAAACTCCCACTCCTTACCTATTTTTGTGTTATCTAAAAATGCTTTAAATACCAGCAAAAATGAATCTCTATTTATATCTTTGTTAGAGCCAAAGTTTGTATAATTTGGTATTACCAATACTTTCATATTATGCGGATAAATCTAATGTGTCAACTATTTGATAAATTGTATTAATTGATTTCTCAACTACCTTTTTTTCAGAACCACTAAGTGTATCTAATATAGCTTCATTTCGTTCAGCTATCATAATCCAATATTCATTTGGTGAGCAATTCCAATTTTTATTTTTCTGATTACCATCTAAGTTATCATCTATCATTCCTAAAAATCCATCTTTAGCATCACCACCAGTACTATGCATTTGCTTATGTAACCAATGAAGTCCTTCTCCATTTGAAAAATTTACAATAGATATGTTATCTGTGGATAATGGGAATAGTTTTAATCTAGCTACCATTGATTCACTTTCAATGAAAGATGCAGTTCTTTTCAATACATTTTCACGATATTCAGCTTGTAAATCTCTATCTTTTGAACGATTTTTAATGTCCGAATCTACATTTTGAAATACATATTGAAAGATTTTATCCCAACGAGAATTAGCACTTGTTGAATTATAAGTGGAAGCTTCTGTTCCAAAGTATTTCCAAACAGGAACTTTTTTATTATTATGGTTTACATCCGAATTCAAAAGTCTTGCATACTCATTGATAACTTTATTTACAACCTTAGAAATACCCATTTTTGGATTCTTTCTTTTAAAATAAAGTGCCAAACTAACCATCAATATACCGGTATGATATTTTTTAATATGAAGGTCTTCCATAGCTTGGATTTTAGAACCTCCTATTTTTTTCCAATCATTAACTAAGCTATTAATTGTTGTAGTAATTGTAGTCCACTCTTCTGATTCAAATACAAGTTTATATTCTTTTTCATAAAATGAAACAATATCTAAATAACTAGCATCTGTAATTGTTTTCTTAAACATATCTCTCCAATAATCAGTTTCTTTTCCATCATCTTTACCATTTTCAAAACTAACTACCATATTATTAAACTTTTTAAACTCATCGATAGTATCACAATATCTAGAACCTATATATGCCTGAAGAATTGGAATCATTTTGGCTACTTTATGCTTATCAGCATAACTTTGATGACCAAACATTAATTTACCTTTATTAAAGTTATCAGTTCCAATTTTATTGGTAAAATATTCAAGTAGTTTATCTCCACAATAATGAGTTTTATATTCATTTGTTCGTTTTAGTGGAGTCATATAATAGTTATAAGCCAACCAAGGGTTTGGTTGTCTATTACAATTCATCATATCTTTTTCAAATTGACGGGTTGTTTGTAAACTAACTACAAATCCAATCTTAACATTATTATAAAACTCTTTAAACTCATCGGATGATTCTACCACAGACTTCAAAGAGTAAGCGTAGTCTAATTGTTCTTCTTTTTTTGAATTAAAAAAATTGCGAATTAAATTTATCAAATACTTATCGTCTTCATTATTTATATCATAATGCAATATGATATCATCGCACATATTCAACCATTCCTTTCCATTAAGAACTTCGTTGGTATAATATTTTCCAAATGTTAATGAAAACATAGTTCCATTATCACGAATAAATCCAACTTTCGATGGATTATCTTTTAAAATACTTACCAGTAATTGACCTTTTTCTGAAATACCGGTCATATAACGAATTAAATGATGAACTTTACCATAATACTTTATTTTTGTATCTAAATCTTCATCACGATTTCCTTCATTATCTAATTGTTTAGCTTCAATAAGATATTTACATTCATTGAATGTAACTACTCCTATTTGTTTTACAAACATAGCAGGTTTTTGTTTGTTATTACCTACATACTTAATTGATTCTTTTAATTCCATATTTAAGGGGGTTATTGTTTATATAATAAAGATAAGTAAAATAAATGATATTTCCAAATATTTTACCAAAAATTTTCAGTACCTTCAGGTACTTCGTATGTTGTTAAATGATGTACTACTTCTGTATTATAAGATGCAGTATCTTTGGGGTATGGCTTGATTTCATGCTTCAATCTACTCATCAAATCTTTCTTCTCCCGCTTATCTTGCGCAATTATCTGAACGTACCTATGTTTTGGTGGTTCTTCTCTTCTCCAAAATTCTTTGTATCCTTCTTTACCAATTTCGTTTTGTAAATGTGCTAAATTACCACTACCCCATAAAGAGAATACTGTCCTACTATGAATCCATTTGTAAGGGTCTTTACTTAATGAGATACCCCAATTTGGCATTAGTGCTATATCGGATGATAATCCTTGATAAATCCAATTTGTAGCTTGGTAGATACCACCTAAATGTGCTTGTCCATTGTCTGCATATGATAGGAGTACTTTGATTGCTTTATCGTTTTCTTTTAACCATTTGAATGTCTGTCCTAATGCAAATGATTCGATGTTAGAACCATAACCATCATCACAATATAGACGAGTTAGTTCTAAAATGTTATCTTTGGTTAATCCTTCACAAATTGATGTTGATGCTTTTGCTCCCACTGGGAATCCATAAATTACACAACCTATTAATCTATCTCCATCAAATGTATTAGCATCATCGGATTTGTAATAAATTCCTAATGCGTATCTACAAGCTGTCCAAGCGTGCGTATAGTGTTTCTTTACAATAATATCTTTTGCTATGTTTTTAGCTATTGGGTGAACATACACCTTACTAACATCACAATAATCTTTTCCTTCTACTTTCATATTTTACCAGAAGCCATCTTCTTCTTTATTGTCATTTTTTTTTTAGCTACCGGCTTTTTCTTTTTCTTCCGTTTAGCATCCAACTTAGCGAACGCATCATGTAACTCACCTAATTTACCTTCTGCTTTTGGTTTTTTTGGTGATTTGTTTTCTTTAAGATATTCAGCTGTCCATTTGATTTCAACCGATACAGGTCCATTTTGGAATTTGTTGGTATCATACTTCCAAACCATTGTACAATCCTCATCTTTATAAACTCTTTCAAATTGTGTTGCGTTTGGTACTTCTATTAGTTTTTTAGCCATAGTACAAAGTTACAAAATTAATTTGATATTTCCAAATTTACAGGTTCCATTTTATGAACCTCATCAATGATATCTAACTCTACTTTTGGGTATGGGAATACCTCATGTTTAAGTGAGTTTATAAATGCTTTCTTTTCTTTCTTATCTTTGGTTAGAATATACACATATCTATGCTTGCGAGGTTCTCTCTTAATCCAAAATGGAGATGTTACCATTGTCTGAATTATCTTAGGGTCATTTGTTCCGTATTTTACATAAGATGTTCTACTATGATGCCACTCATCATCTTCGTTCCATTTGAAACTCCAACTGTCACTCCATCTGATTTTGTTACCCTGATAAATCCAATTGGTAGCTTGATATACTGTTCCTAAATGTCCAGCATTTGGGTCTGAATATGATATTAGTGCTTTGATTCTAGGTACATTCTTTCGTAACCATTCAAACGATTGTCCAACAAACCAACTCTCAATGTTAGAACCATATCCATCAAATACAAATAATCGGGTCAATTCTAACACACCATCTCTTGGGAGTAACTCCGATATCGATGCTCCCGCGTTTCTACCAACCGGGTCACCATAACATGCAACTCCAACTAATTGTTCGTTTACACCACTAAAGAAATTATGTTCATCTTCGGATATGTAAAACAAACCAATAGCATAGGATACCTTCGTCCATATCCCACTATAATGGTTATTTACAATGATATCCTTTGCTATGTTTTTGTTTATCTCTCTAATTGAAAATTTAGAGATATCGCAATATTGTTTACCTTCTATTTTCATAAACTACCAGACCAAAATTCGTTTAGATGAGTCCAAGTTTTACGTTGGATAATTTTTAACACATTTGATGGTGATACCTTATTGTTTCGGGCAATCACTTTAATATTCCTATGACCCATTTGCCATAGTCTTCTAATTTGTAACACCTGCTCATCCGTAAGTTTGGCAGATGGGTGCGTTTGACCCCTTAATATTCCCATGTAACAAATATAACACTTTTATTTGGATTTTCCTAATTTTTTATCCTAAATTTTCATTTATGGCAGTTTCATATACCATTTTAGATTGAGCTCCCACAATTCTTTTTACTTCCTTACCATCTTTAACTAATAATACAGTTGGTACTGAACGGATTCCAAATTGAGATGCAACATCTGAACTATCATCAATATCGTATTCGTTGAAGGATACTCCACTAAATGAATTTTTTACCTCATTAAATGTTGGTGCCAATGTTTTGCATGGGCCGCACCAACTTGCCGAAAATTTCTTAACTTCTAACATATTTTTATTTGTTTATTTGTTTATCCCTCACAACTTACACAGTCCGGGTCAGTTGCTCTTGCTGCAATATCACCTCTTAATACTGATTCGGTTCTCATATAATATAGGGTTTTTACTCCCTGCTTCCAAGCTTCCATAGTTACTTGATTAATCCATTTCGGGTCAGCGATTGATGGAAATGCTAAGTTTAGAGATACCGCCTGGTCAATGTATTGTTGTCTTATACCTGCCTGCTTTACCAAATCTAATTGGTTAATCTCTTTGAATGTACGGAATACATCCTTAACTGAATTACATTTATTCTGATGCTCTTCCGTAGTCACTTCGTTACATTGTACTAACTTACTATCCAAGAAACACCACTCATCTAAAAATGCTAAATCTTGCACCGAACCACCATCTTCTAATATTCTATCCCAAGTTTCTTTTGTATTTTTTCCAATCTTTTTCAAAACTCTTTCCAATTCAGGATTCTTACGGATAAACGTACCTTTAGAAGTTTGCTCCGTAAATACGTTAGCTGCCCAAGGTTCAATACCACTACTCACGTTACCACTCAATTTAGAGTTTGATACCGTTGGTGCTACTGCTCTTAGGTGAGTATTTCTGAAACCTGTATCTCTACACCATAGGGGTTCTCCCAATTCAGCTGCCATATCTCTACTTGCTCTTTCCGATTCAATCTTAATTTGAGAGAATATTTTACGAGTTTCAAATTGTGCCTGCAATCCTTCAAATGGAACACCTTTTTGTTGTAGGTATGTATGCCATCCTAAAACTCCCAATCCCAATGCTCTTCCTTTTGCCGCTGAACGAACTGAATTCTCAAATCCAACCAATCCCTTAGCTCTTTGAATAAACTCCTCTAAAACACCATCTAAAAACATCGTAGACGTGTACACTAAATCAGTATCTTTCCACTCATCGTATTTGGCTAAGTTTAGTGATGAAAGGCAACATACAAATGAGTGAGATTCATCAGTATGTAGAACAATCTCCGAACAAATGTTAGTCATAAACACTTTTAATCCGTTCTTCTTATATGCTTCTGGATTTTGTTTGTTCACATTACCTTTAAACATAATATAAGGTTCTCCAGTTGCTTTTCTCTTTTGTAATAGTTTACCCCACTTTCTTCTTGCTTCGGATTCCCCCTCCTGCAACTTTCTCATAAACTTATCACCCACTACCGCACATTGGTGCATATTAAGTGATTGGCGGTTTACATCACCCTTTGGTTCTCTAATCTCCAACCAATCTTCAAAATCTTTGTGTTCAATGTTCATATTCACCGAAGCGGCTCCTCTACGAACTGAACCCTGATTTGTTGCTAATATAGTTGAATCGTAAATCTTACAAAATGGAACTACACCATCGGATGTTCCATTACCAGTAATCTTTGCACCTGCTGGTCTGATTTGATTAATACCAATACCTACACCACCACCATGCTTTGCCAATAACATCAACTCCAAATTCTTATATCCAATCTCATAGATACTATCACCAACATCGATTCCAAAACAAGAGATTGGTAATCCTCTATCAGTACCTGTATTTGATAATACCGGTGTTGCTAAACATAACCATCCTTTCCAAATGTAATCAAAGAACTTTGTAGCAAGTTGTGGTTTACCCAATCTTCTAGCTACTGCCGTTGCAACTCTCCAATAGGCATCTTTTGGTTTTTCACCATCTAATAGATAACCTTTTGAGATTGTTTTAACGTATATTTCCGTATTTCCCCACGATGGGTAATCAACATCGATTTCCCAACCGAATTCTTCTCCGTAATGCTTCATAAAATTTTAATTAAAATATATCAGACCAATCTTCACCTTCGTTTGCTTTACTGTAATCAGTAGGTCTCATTGCAAAGAAGTCGGTATGGGTTACTCCACCAGTTAAGTGATAGAACCAATCTAATTGAGATGCTGATTCTTCGTTGTATTCAAAGTAATCATCACCACCGGGTATTGGGTTATATCCCAACTCTCCTAATTTCTCATTAACTCTTTTTGTAATAAATTCTTTTAGGTCATCCGCTTTTAGATTTTCTAAATCACCTTTTTCAAATATTCTATCAATGAATTTGTGCTCCAAATCTCTAATGATTAATGCTGCTTCATATATAGATGATTTTGCTTCTTCTAACAATTCAGGAAACTCATCACACATATGTCTGAATAATTGACAACCCATCTTTGAATGTAGGGATTCATCTCTAACACTCCACTTCATTTGTTGTCCAATTCCTTTTAATAGGTTTCTCATTTGGAATGAATATAGAACTGCAAATGATGAGTATAGTGCTACACCTTCAGCAAATGCCGAAAAAATAGCAAGTGAACGAGCAACCTCAACTCTAGCTTTGTGATTTGTTTGTAAATCAGTAGGAGTCCAATCTGCGGTTGTATTTGTTAATAATTCAAATCTCTCCTTCATAACATCATCGTGCATAAAACCTGCAAAATCATCCAATCCTAAAGTTTCATTCAAATACGAATATGCAACCGAATGTATTGTTTCTTGCGAACCAAACGCCATTGCCATTTGTTTAATTTCGTGTTTTGGAAACCATTTAGTTACCATCCCCGTCCAATAATCGGAAACCGCACATTCAGTTTGGGCAAAACCCAATAGAATATTTCCTACTAAATGTTTTTCTTCTTTTGTTAAATTTTCATTCCAGTCTTTAACATCTCCTTGCATTGGGATTTCGGTATGTAACCAAAATGCCTGCATTTGCTTCAACCACCCTTCGGTGTAATAGTCTGGATATTCAAATGGTTTGTACGCTATTCTTTCTGTAAATAAATTGCTCATATGTAATTATCTTTTTGTATGCTTTAGGTTTTAATAAATACAACCAATCTTAACTTCTCATACAAAAAATTGCATGTTTTTTTAACTTTTTATTTTTATATTTTTATATATCTTATCCTAGTCCAGATACCGGCTTTACTGCCCCACCCAACGGCATAGTATCCATATATTTTTTGTGTAATAATTGCCTTTCTTCTTCAGCTCCACTATTACTTTCTTTCCGTGCTAATATCCCATCTGCTGAATTTGCATCAAATACTTCAATTATTCCTTTATTAGTATCCATTTTAGTTGGGAATGTGATACCATCCATACCAAAACGATTTTTCATAACGTGAACCCTAGCAGTATTGTTTAGTTTATCCTTTGATTTTCTACTAACACTCATAATAAAATCTGCATTCATTACTTTAGCGTATGAATCTGCAATCTTATCAGCTTCAATAACCTCTGAATCTATACCACTTCTATTTGTTTGTGATGCTGTCCAAATTGGAATACCTAACTCACCACCCATTCCTCTCAATTCAATATACACACCACCTTGCTCCCCATATGTACTATCATTCTTATTTGAGTGTGATAGTAGTAAATCGGCATAATCTACAATGATTAAATCGGGTTTATTACCAGCTGCTGTCATCTTTTCAATGTGAGCTTCAATCTTTTTGGATGATACACCCTTTGGTGGGAAATACTTAATCAATAACTTACCTGCTAATGATTTTATTTTTCTATGTACTAAATCTCTATTATCAACCAAATCCGCAGATGGGATACTAGTAAAGATTGTATCGTATCTCTCACCTACATAGTTTTCGGATAGTTCCAATGAGTAGTGAACAACACTCTTACCTGCTTTAACTGCAGCCGCTCCGATTGCTGCAAGAACCCAAGTCTTACCAACCCCAGAAGGTGCCACTACAACCCCTAACTCACCCGGTCCTAAACCTCCGTTCATTAATTCGGTAATAACCTCCCACGGAGTAGCAATGGTATCTCTTTTCTCATCCTCAATACGAGCTATGTAATCCAATAGATAATCATGTCCCAAATCGGTTTCAATACCAACTTTCATTGCCTTATCTACTAAATCCTTAATCCTATCGTAATTACCCGCTTTGAGTAAATCTACCGATTGTATAATTACCTCTTTTAGATTCTGATTGATACAAAATGATGAGAACTCCTTCTTTACATAATCCGTATCATCTTGTCCAACTTGGGTATAAACTACTTTAAGTTGCTCGATTATGGTTTTTTGTAAAGATGGATTATCTACTTTGGATATTTCTGATTTGAATACATCCAATGTAGGTTCTTTCTTAAACTCATCAAAATAATCTTTAATTGTTTCAACTATCCATTTATTAGCTTCCGATTCAAAAAACTTCTTATGTATAATATCACTTAACGAATCCAAAAGTTTAGCATCCGTCAATAATACAGATATTACTTTTGATTGAAACGATTGACCGTATTTAGATAATGTATCTAATGCTTCTGCCATTTATTTTTATTTAACTATAATGTTTGAAAATGTTGATTTTAACCAATCGTTAATATCACTCCAATTTTGTAGGATTTTGTATTTAGCGCCTACCTTAAAGAACTCCATCTTTTCAAACTTCTTATTTGGTTCTCTAAACCTATCTAAAATTTTCATCTTTTCGTTAGTGGAAATTATAGGTTCGGCTAATTGCATTAATTGTTGATTTCTTAAAATAACATCTTTATTAGCTACAATATCAGAATATAATTTAGATTCTTTGATTTTAGTTTCCGCAATATCAAAAAACTCATCAAATTCTATCTTTCTATCTTCACTTAACTCTGGGAATCTTTTTAGTACTGTCTTTAATCCACACCCCTTTACACCCGGAATATTATCCGAATTATCCCCATCCAACGTTCTGAATAGAAGTAGATTTTGTGGATATAAGCCATACTCTTCAAATACCGCTTTCCTATCATATTTTTTCTTTTTAGTTGGAGAATAGATTGTGACCTTATCATTTACCAATTGTAGGAAATCCTTATCAGTAGATACGATTACACACTCTTCATCCTCACCCAATAGTTGTGTAGTGATGTGTCCGATAACATCATCTGCTTCGATACCATCATACACCATTGTTGTAACAGGCAAACTATCTAATATATCCACTAACCAAACGAATTGGCGTTTCATAGATACCTGCTCATCTTCTTGGGTCATCATTTCGGGGTATTGTCTATTAACTCTGAAACGATTCTTACCTCTTTCAGATTTATACCCCTCATAAATCTTTTTTCTACCATTAGAACCACCCTTACCATCAAAAGTAAGGATAACTCTTGTAGGGTTAAATTGGCGAATGCCAAACCCTATTGATTTCAATGAACCAATAACTCCACCCGTATGGTCACCATCCTCATTCATTGTAGGATTGGTTGTCCAACTACGGATGAAGGTATTTAGTCCATCAATGATAAGAACTCTACTATTTCTCACTCTTTGAGAGTTTGAGTCGTGTTCCGTTTCTACTTCATTGAGTAATTTTTTGTAAAGTTCTTTCATTTTGTTTGTAACATATTAGTTAATTAATCTCCAATAACTTCCGAATCTACAAATAGTTCATCTGAATCGATTGTACTACCCTTTTTGTATTGTAAGATGGTTGCCTCACAAATACGTTTGTAGATTTGGTCTTTAACTGATTGATTAGTTTCCAATAATTCAGGAAAATCCTTTGATTGGAACTTAATTTCCTCACCGGTATCAGTGTCCACATAAGTGTACCAAGCACCAGATTGTTTAAGTAAGCTATTGTCTTTCATACTACCCAACCAAGCTCCGTAGTTATCAATACCTCTATCAAAGAAGATATCAAAATCCGCCGTTCGTAATGGTGGGCCCATACGATTCTTTACAACCTGACAACGAACTTTAATTCCCACAATTTGGTCATTTCCATTCTTGTCTTTTGCTTTAATTGTACCCATACCCTTCAATCGTAAACGAACCGAAGCATGAAAAGCGATTGCTTTACCACCAGAAGTTGTCCACGGGTCAGAGAATGGCATAGCGTTCATCTTCTGTCTTAATTGATTTGTGAAAACCAAAGTGATTTTCTGTCTACCAATTAAGTTAGTGATTTTACGCATTGCTTTTGAGATAATGATTGCCTTATCGGTAGCGTATCCGTCTTTATCGTAATCAGCATCCATCTCCTTTTTAGTTGATGCTGCTGCTACTGAATCCACTACGATAGTTACATACTTATCCTTTGATGCAACTCTCACTTTTTCGATAATCGTTTCGGTGTACTCAAAACACTCTTCCACAGTTTCAGCTGCTACATAAAGCATTTTAGATACATCTACTCCAATTGCGTTTAAGAACTCCGCACTTACTGCATTTTCAGTATCAATTAATACTGCCAATCCACCTAACTTTTGCGTTTCGGCAAGAAGGTGGGCGGATAAGAGCGATTTACCACTCTGCTCCAACCCAGTAACTTCGGTAATTCTACCAACAGGCAATCCACCATAAGGGCGATTTGAGATAGCCACATCCAACAATGATGCTCCAGTTGATACCCAACCTTCTACATTTGTAGGTGCTTCATCCGAATCCAAAAAGAATGCCACTTTCTGGTCTTTAGATTGTTTGTTTAGAGTTTCAGCAAGTATATCTGCTAACTCAATTTCCTTTTTTGCCATAATAACTTATTTTAGTTGTTGAAAAGGTCATCAAATGCAGATGTTACATCATCTAATTTCTTAGTTGGTGCTGGTGCTTCCGTTACTGCCTCCACTTTCGGTGTTGGTGTTGGAATTACCGATTCCGCAGGTGATGCCGTTGAAGATAATGTTTGAGCCGATACTGATGTTTCTAATTCATCATCACCGGTTGCAGATGGGTTTAACCATCCCTCTAACACACTTTTCAACTCTGAATAAGTTAATTCTTGATAAAGGTCTGTGATTTCCATTTGGCTTGTAAGGAATTTCTTAGTTTCCTCCGCTGATTCTACCAATGGTGTTTCTTTTGGTTTTACTCTGATTGTTGTAACAGGGTATGATGTACCACTATCTTCAGCCGATACAATCTCAACAGTGATATCTCTACCAGTTGTTGGGTCAGTAATATCGCCGTAATCTGGGTCAGCCATATATCCTAAGATTTCTTGGTAAACAGTCTTACCAAATCCCCAAAAACGAACACCTTCTCCTTCTTCACCTCTTACCAATACAGGTACGAATGTACGAAGTTTTGGCTCCATCTTTTTCGCTGCTTTCCAATCTTCCTTATCACCCATACGCTTTAATTTGTCAGCGAACTCAACAATTGGGTCAGGTCTGCCAAATGACATTGGAGATAAATAAGATTTGTTGTTAATGTTGTAATGAAAATAAAGTTCGATAAAAGGATTTTCTTCGTTGAACTTATATGGGACTAATCGGATTTGATGTTTGCCCGGTGCTGGTTTCCACAATTCTACTTTCTTCGATGTGGTTGATTGCAGTTTGTTCAGTCTGCCTCTGATAGCATCTAAATTAATAGCCATTTTTTTGAGTTTTAAGAGTTTATGATTTATGGTTTTATTTTGGTGTCTGTCCTACACCGACGTCCTATATAAATATAACGTTCTTACAAAGATACGAAGAATATTTGATAATACCAAATGTTTTTTTAAACTTTTTTTTATGCAGATATTTTTCATATAATTGTAACAAAGATACTAATAATTTGTTACAAATCCAAACAAAAAAGGGAAAACTTTCGTTCTCCCTTTTGTTTATCGTATGATTGATTCTTTTACTAATTGTTGGAGTTGATTAACTGCCAACCTAGCTTCGTTTTGTGTTATAGTATCACCTTTCTTTTCTGCATTATATTCTTCAACTGCTTTTGCTATTATTTCATTGGGTATATCCATTTTTTCTATATTATCGGCTATTACTGAAAGAAATTGCTCCATTGCCTTTTCTTCATCACTATCAGTATCACCAGCAAATAATGCTGCCTTACCAACCCCAGCTATAATAGTTTCTTCAACAACATGCGGAATGAATCCACTAACACACTTTGCGGCAAATGCACCAGCACCAGCTCCCAATCCACCTGTCACAACACCAAGTACAACCCCTAATGCAAACTTTTTAGCAACACTTTTTACTGCTTTCTTTTGTGGTTCGGTCATATCAATACCATCTTTCCACATTGCAATTCCTGTTGCAGCATCTTTAAATGTATGAACTTCGTGTTTAAACCCTTTTTTAAGAGCATGGTAAGCACCGACTGCTTTATCTTTTAATGCCTTACCCCAACTTCTTCTTTCTGGTGTATCACCTTTATGTACTTTTTCTTTAAAAAATGCTTTTTCTTCTTCCGCCCAATCTTTGATACCATCTTTAATTGCTCTAACATACACTTTTGGTTTTGTTACTGCGGTTTTTACATTTTTTCTTAAACCAGCTTCATCATCACTACCTGATGAATGAGCTGCTATTTTAGCTTGTGTTTCTTTTTCTGTATCCATTCTAGCTGCCATAGCAGGGTCTGCTGTAAATAATTGAGCTTTTACTTGTGGTGATGGTTCGTTTGAGGATGGTTTTTCAGATTGCGGTGTTTTTTCATCACCACCTTTTTTAGTATTATTAATTGATGGTACTGATTTTCCATCTTTTTCACTACCCAATGATTTGTTTATTGCTTTTCTTTCTGGTGTCCCATCCTTTGGAAGTGTTTTTTCAGCAGCAATTCTACCTGCACTATCTTTGGGTAATCTTAACAAATTACCAACAATACCTTCGGTATCTTCACCTTTGGAGTTTTTGTATTTTATCTTTTTATTTAACGCAGGATTACTAAAATTTTTATCATCTGCCTCCGTTACTAACTTTGATAATCTAATCATTGAAAATATATTTATTATATACTATAAATATTGTGAAATAAAAAAGGAGGAATAAATCCTCCCTTTTTTTATGCTAATAAGTGATAGTATTCTTTGAAGTGTTTGATTCTGTCTGCCAAACCAATTGTACCTCCGTTTACTCTTTTAGTAATCTTTGTTACAACTGCATCCGAACTTCCTTCATCTGCCATCTTATGTAATCCATTTTTAGAAAAAAACCAAGCTGCTGATAATAATGCATATGGACCAGCTACTTTATCCTGATTAACTGTCATATCTTCACCAATTGATTTACCAAATGCAGTATAATTTTCTTTTCCAGTCAATTGGATATATCCTCTTCCTCTGAATTTGTATCCCTCTCCACTACTTTCAGGTCCGTTACCCATTCTACCACCATATACTCTATTTGCAATCTTTTCCGGCTTTCTTTCGTAAGCTGCTGCTAATGCTGAAGTTGGGAAGTACTTTTTGAATATACCCATCAAACCTTTTGCAGAATAGTTTAGGTTTTCTTGCGTTGCACGGAATCCTCCACTTTCGTGTCCACATTGTGCTAAGAAGTGTGCTAATCTTAACGGTGTATTGATACCGAACTTTGCAGCAGTATCAGGAATCATTGCAATTACATTATCAGGAATATGACCTTTTAATTTTGCCAAATTCAATCCAGCTACACTTACCACCGGTGTAGATGAAACAGGTTGTGGTGCAGGTACAGTAGCGGTTGGTTGTGCTACTGGTTTTGGAATTTGGGTAACTCCCATAATTTTGTTCCAAGTATTAGGTCCAACAATACCATCGGCAGTTAAACCATTCTTTGCTTGCCATGCTTTTACAGCATCTTCCGTTTTAGGACCGAAGTTACCAATTGGTTCTAAACCCAATTTGGCTTGTAACTTCTTAACATCTTCGTTATTATCGCCTCTTTTTAATAACATTTCTTAAATATTGTTTAATTAGTGGTTGTAACTTCTTCTTTTTCCTCACCAAATGATATTACCTCAAAAACACGAGTTTGTATCTTTTTAGTTCCGGTTGCGTTTGTTAATATGATTGAATTCTTAAACTTAGGCCAATCAATTACAAAATTGGAGTTCAATACCCCACCATTCTCCTCTTTAACTAATTCGTTAAGAGCATTAATTGTGTATAAGGTATTAGATTCCTTTTTTCTATGTATTAATATAGTGTTTTCTAACGGAGTTGCCGGTTGAAAAGCTGTATCTATGTTGTATGTAATAAACAATTCCTCTAAATTGGATTTGTTTTGTAGAATATAAATATAGTTGTAAACTATATGATATATTTCTCTAATTTGTTGTAGAGTGTTTTGTAACTCTTCTTTTGTTGTAAACGTGCAAAGTAACTGTGTCTTCATCTATCCTTCTTTGTAATTCTTATTCATAAATAAATATTAAATTACAAATGAAACATAGTTTTGGAGTTATTTTTTAGCTTTACTCTGCAAACAATCTCTGATATCTTTACCAAAATAACTTGCTACTTTTTGAGTAGTACCTGCGGTTCTCCACTGGTCATTAAATAATTCAACCTCCTTACCCTCATTCATTACACTTACCTTTTCACCACCAGGTGTTACTCTTGATTTTTTCAAAAGATGTTCTTTAAGTCCATTTTTACCTTCAGATGTACTTAAATCACCATTGTATCCACTTTGTTCAGCTATACAATTTCTAATCATAGATGGTTTTACGCCATTAAAACCCATTTGTATTAACATTGCATCATCATCCGCATCATCTAAATCTATGTAAGTTCCCAAATGCATTGCATCCATTACACCAGAAATATAAGCTTGGGTATGCTTCCCATTATCTGCATTTGGCTTTGTATCAGGATGATACCCATCAGGCTCATCATCTTTAAACAATTGATTAGTTACTTCGGTATGAACGGCGGTTACAATATCTTTTTCAGTTTGCTTTATAGCTTTAGTTTCATCATTTACACCAAATTCTCCTAATTTAATTGCTATTTTTCCAAATGGTTCATATGGTAATCCTATTTGACCTAATGATTTAATAGGACCAACTTCGTTTCCATTATCATCTTTATAAAAAGTTCCCTCATCTTTTTCTACAATACGTGAATTTCCTTGCTCATCATATAATCTACTATTAGAATATTCGTTCATTAATTCTAATTTTTTGGAAGTGGGTAAATTTTTCCAATCTTTTACTTTAGATTGGATGTATTTTGAAAATCTATGTTTACCATCGGTGGCAATGCCATCCAATACATTCATATAGTTTTTCATTTTTGGAGATTCACACGCACTAACTACCAAATCATCAATTTTAATTTTAGCTTGACTTTTTACAGTAGCTGCTGCAGCATTTGATACTTTTTGAATTCCCTCTTCAATTGTATTAGAAACCCCAACTGATACATCATCCCCAAATTTAATTTGCATTAATCTTAATCTTTGTGCTGGAGTTGTGTTGTTTTGTGGGTCTTTAACTTCTGAATCTTTTTTATTTGAAATACTAACTATTGCGGTTCTTCCATTTTTATCCTTTCCTATTGCAAATGTATCGTGATAACTTTTAAATTTTTTAAATAATTTTAATTGATGTGCATAATATTGCTTATCATCACCTTCGGATTTTACAACCATATCTTCTAAGTGAGCTTGAACTGCATCATTTAATTCTGTCGTTGATTGTACAACTTTATGTGGTTGTGAAGTATCTAATTTAGATTCATTTAATCTGTTAATGGTTGATAACCCACCGGCATATGCAGCTCGCATCCATTCCATATACGCTTTTTCATTATTATCAAAACCTGTTTTTCCTGGTTTACTAAATACACTATCCGAATCCGATTGTGCTTTTTGTAAATTAACTTCCGCAAATACTTCTCTTTCGGCTAATATTGTTAAAAATTCATCACTATCTGATTTTAATCCCAATGATATAGCAAATTTTTTCTCTTCAACATTTAATTTTTTTCCTATTAATTCTTTTGTTTTTGTTTGTATTTTTTCTGAATTTTCTTTTTTAAATTCATCTAAATTATTAATTGAATTGCAGTATTTAGATTCACCCTCACTAGCCACAGGACCACCAGCCCCAGCTATACCTTTTTCTCTATTTAATTCAACCTCATTTTGGTATTTAGTTATTGTATCAAAATTACCTTCATTTAAGTCATTAACAATTTCTTGTTGAGTAGGTCCATTAGGTGCATCTTTATAATTTTTATTTTTGGTATCAAATCCACTTCTATCAACATTTGTAGCTTCTTCTTTTGATTTGGGTTGCTCTTTTGATTGAGGTTCTGCTTTTGGTTTTGGTGTTTGCTCCTCACCACCTCTTTGTGATTGGTAATCACCACCAAACAAATCCGAACCTGCTACTTTTTTAGGTTTATCTTCATCATCGGCTTTCATTGTGTGAGTTCCATCTTTTACAGCCGCATCTCTTGCTTCCTTTGATTTAAATACGGAAGTTTTACCTGTATCTTTTTTGGTTGCGGTAAATGTATCATCCGCTTCCATTAAATTTTTTAATAGTTCGTGTTTTATTTCACCCAACCCCATTTCGGTTAATACTAAAGATAGTTCGGTTAAATGTTTTGAGTTCTTTGGATTTGGCATACCATTATCCACTCTATAAGCCCACTCTTCTAATATATTGTTAATTAAAGACATTATTTTTCTATTTTATTAGGTTATGCTTAACCAATTGTTTGAATAAGTATTCTGATATCTTCCTATCCGATGGAAAATGTACACCACTTAATTCTCTTACTCTTTTTATTTTGTGATAAAATTTATCTATTTCTTCTGCCGCTTCGGGTTTTATTTTTCCAAAGTGATATAATGTTACTAAAAAATCTAATGAATGTCCTGATGGGTATGATGCCGAATTTGCATCGGTTGTTACTATTGCATACAATTCCAATCCCAATTCTCTTGCCAATTGATATGGTCTTGGGCGGTTGAATTTATCTTTAAGATAAAACAATACCGGGTCTATATCAAAACACCAATTCTTTACCTGTTCGGTAGTGACATTTAATCCCAATTTTCTACCAGCTAATGCTAAAAAATCGTGATGATTATGCTCTAATAATTTACAAAATTTAAAGTCATCAGCATCAGCTTTTTTTGTAATTTCAACCAAATATTCTAATTCCTTTTTGGTTTCATCTGATGAATTGGTTGGAAATGGATGATTTTCTAATATATCCTTTACTATACCCTTATTAATACAATCCTGTAAGATACCAGCTCTATCAGCTTTTACCTTATCATCTTGCTCTTTGGGTGGATTACCAAATTTTATATCATCCAAATTCATATATATAAGTATTAATTGAAAAGAAACTCATTTCTAATCAAACATTTTGTTGTTGGTATGCTGCGGTTTAAATAACCTATATTTATTTAAATTTAAATCCGGTCAATTTTTCTATTTGTGTAATCGGTACTTCGTTATTTTGGAATCCATCGGCCGGTGATAAATCATTGTTGAATAGATATGCGTGCCATTTTCCTGCTACCTGAACTACTTTCCAGCATTGTGTAGGAACTGATACTAACCCTATTTTCTTTGCTTCACCAACTGAACCACTCCATACTCTTACTTTTGAACTAATCATTGCCCAATTTCGGGTTGCAGTTTCTAATGATTTCCAATCCCCTGCATTTAATCTATGAGTTTGTGCTACCATATTACTAAAATAGAAACATTCATCCTGCACCGCTTGAGTTTGACAAAGGTTGTCCGCCGCCGGCATTACATGTCCTCTATCGTATCCACTTTTTAGGTAATAAAATGCAATATTAGTTTCATCTACCAATTGTGGGTCAGGTTTAAAGTTATCTTTTCTTTTTAGGGGTGTTGGACAACCTACCATTGCTTTTGTTGTTTCCCATTCCACTAATACTGGGTATCTTTTTGATTTACTGAAGTGTGTTGTGTAGTTTGTGTGTTTGATTACTACGATGTCTTGTGCTCTTACAACAATTAATGTAAAAAAGAACAATAGAGATAAACCTAATTTTTTCATATGTTATAGTATTGTTTTGTATATACTATAAATATGGTTTTCTACACTTTTCCATAATCCAAACCCCAACTTGCTTTGATTGGAAACCCACCCTCTTCAATGATTTCTTTCAAATCCTTAATCTTATTCTTATCCACATTCGTAGGAACATCAAATAGAAACGAGTCATAAGTATATAAACTAAATCCGATTCCACTATTTCTAATGTAATCTAATATCTTTTTCATCTTATCAATGTTCATTTCAGTCTCTAAGGCTTGTAGAAGATAGTTAAACACCTTTTGTGGATTTGAACCCTCTATCCAACTTAGGGGTATTCTACGATATTTGGTTTGTAGGTATCCGTTTTGTTGTGTTTCAATCCATAATCCATCTATGTAATCAGCTACTGCGTTTAGATATGGAATTTGACGGAATGTATCATCGATTCCCCCATATAGTAATTGGAATGTAATACCCTTACCCTCATTTACATCACATCCATATTGTTCGGCTAACCACTCATGCACATTACCATCCGGCATATCAAACTTAATCAACTTACCAATAAGACGGGGGTGGTATGCATTATAATCCATTTGTAGGAATATCCCATCGGAAACGAAACACTCCCTACTACCATCCGATTTATTGAGAGCGGCATAGTTCACACCACCATGTCGATTTGAAGGTCTACCCGTTACCGTAAATGGATTGTATTCCGTAAACACTTTACTATCATCTGTCAAATGTCTAATAGCTTGATTCCATCTATCAGTAAATTTTTTCCTATCGACCCGAATCCCATATCCCTCCATTTCTGAAAGTGTGGGTATGAATGTTTGGTTATACCATCGATATGTGTTAGAATCTGAATTATTGGAATAGTATTTAATGAATTGTGGTTCTATTACTTCCACAATCTTCATTAAAGGAATGGATTGAATTAAGTCATCTCTATACCCTTTATGAGTTAGCGTTGATAATAAAGGATTTAAAGGTGCCTCATAATCAATAACCTCACCTGTCCTTACAAAGTATTCCGAATCTACATCATATAGATTTACCGAAACATAAAGAGAGTGTAATATTTTTTTCTTTTGGAATACCCACTTCTTACCATTGGTATTTAGTATCGATTTAACGTCCGATACTTTGATTGTAAGAGCATCTGCGTGTTGAATTGGTAAAACATACAACTCATCCAAACATCGTACCAGTATGAGAGAAAGATTAGTATGAAGAGGATGCTTTGAGTTATCAACCCATAGTGGATACCATATAGATACTTCGGTTTCCAGCTTATCTTTCAACCAATTTACTTCCTCTATGGATTCTATAACTTTCATTTTACAAAGATACAAAAAAAATCCCACAATTCCAAATGGAAAAGTGGGAGTGGTGGAGATGGCGGGATTCGAACCCGCGTCCAGATAAGTTTCTAATGTAAATCGTTCACAAGTTTAGGATAGTGTTTTATCTTACTAACACTCCAAAAGAATTGGGGCCGAATGGTTAATTCAGCAGATTCCACCAATCCATTTTAAGTTTGGATAAACTTAAATGTTCACTTCTTTTTAAATCCCATGAGTGATACGGGAACGATTAGGCAGCTACTGCGTAATCGAAAGACTCCATCCATGCCATAGCATCTCCGAAAGTCATTGTAGATAATTCTACGTCTGCACTTATTGTTTGATAGGTCTTCAAAGGTTTCCATCTAACCTTACTTGCATCAATACAACCAGTCTTCATACCTGTCAAAAGCCGGTCATCCCCATATTTTAAAGAACTCTTACAAATATACGATAAATATTTGTAATTTCCAAATTAATACTTATAAAATTGTAAATAGTTTAAAAGATATATTAATATTCCCTTCATTTTGTGTGAGGCTAGTTTAACTGATTTAAAATTTGATTCTTTTATTTGTTCAATAGTTCCATTTAATCTCCAATCTAATGTAATAGTTGTGTAGAAGGAATTATTGTTTAAATTAGAATATGTATTTAAATTAATTTCATATATGACAGAATTTGTATCATTTGTTTTTTGAGCAAAATATCTAGTTATGTACCCTCTCTTATAATCAGTTTCCGAAATTATAGGAATGTGTGTATTAATTTTTTTTAAATTATAATCATCTGGTAATTGTACTATTTTTTTATATCTAGTTATATCCATTTTATTTAGGTTTTTTATGCTGAAGGTAACTGTCTAAAACCACCACTTATTTCAGTTTTCCAAGTCATATCCGTAATTGTATGTTTTACAGATAATACTTGAAAAAACCCACCAGTTTCATATTGTTCAGGTATTCCTTTAATTCTAAATTTATCTCCCCGCTTTATTCCACTAATACCATGTATTGTAAATGTGAAATTTATTGGAAATAGTATTGATACACTTGTTTTATTTAATTTTTCATCCGAACCAACTTTTATTGATTCAAATAAAGCTAAATCATCCAATGATGCTATGTATGATTGGTCTGAAATATTATCCGAAACCGTATCTTTTGTTATCATAACTTTGGGAAATATACCAACTTTACTTAAAAATAATTGTAAGTTTTTTTCTTTTAATTTTTCCTCATCTTCATCACCTGCAACCGTTGATGGTGTTTTTTTTGGAAATGGTGATGCTTCAGCTCTTTTTATTTCAGTTAGTATTTTATCTTTTAAATTTTTTGCAAAAAGCTTACCAGTAACAGGTGGTTGTGATGAATTTACATTATTTGATAATCGTTGACCTATAATTTGATTCATTTTAGCTCCTGATATATTTAAATCCAAAGATGCATCCATAAATATTGATTTATTACCATATACATCAAATGCAATTGGTAATTCGGGAACTGCATTATTTTTTAAATTTAAATCTACTACAACTAATTCTGTTACTTCTGGATTTTTGGGGTCTGTTGTCTCTATTATTTGATAATCCCAAATTCCACCGGCCGCAGATGCCATTCCATTTAAGATTTGATATAAAGCATCTTTAACATAAAAATTTTTTGTTTCTAATATACCTTTTACAAAATCAAAATTAACATACAAATCATCTAAAAATCCCCAATGTTCACCAGGAACATTAAGTGATTCAATTGTAGAATCTTTATATGATAGAATACCTTTATATGTTTGATTATCAGTTATAGCACCTTTTGATGGGAAATGTATATCCAATGCCTTTCCACCACTTGTCCCAATAACACTATTATTTAAAATTTCTTTATATTTTTTTTGTGGCGTTTTGGATTTTATAGCTGCCAATAAATCAAATTTTGGTGTTTTTGGATTTGGAATGAATAATTTTGATTTATTACAACTAAATATTTTAGGAAATGCACTTACAACAGTTCGTTCGGTATTCACTTGCATTTTTACTTTCTTTCCTCCAATAACATAGTGGTCTATACCTATTGCATTTATTATTTTCATTAATGTACCAAATCTAATAAATTTATCAGGTCCAATTATTTCAGTACCAGATGGAAAACTTACAGATTCACTACCAACTGTTGCCGAATTTTCAAATATTCCCCATGCCCAACCATCCGTTTGATTGTTCATTTCTTCTCTAACCGATTCATCAAAATTTATAAAATTGACTACATGTGCAACTTCCTTCGTATCTTTTATTAAACCATATACAGCATCCGTTCTTCTATTTGATGGTAGTTGATTATACATCATCATAAAACGTTTTAAACCTAAATCTGTTTGAGCTGATATTTCAGCAGGGTCAAACTCATTTGCTGCTTCTTCTAACTCTTCTGGTGTTTGGTCTGGTTTTGTATTATCTGCGGCTAAAAAGTATGCAGGTAATTCCGTAAATCCAGTACATTCTACACTTATTTCCCAAAATTGTCCACTTATAGCTATACTACCGCCTGTTATAAATCCCAAATAATTATCATATAAACCACCAGTTTCCTCTCTTCGTTGATTTACATTTTTAAAAGATTGATTTTTTGCAACATAAGGAACACTTATTGCCTCAAACCCATTCATTGCTCTTCTTTCATTCCACCCCCATTCTAAAAATATAGTAAATCCAGGCTCTAAAAAAAATTTACATAATTCATTTAATTGACCCGGTGTGTATGCAGTTATTGTAAATTTTGCTTTTCTAGAAAGATTACCAGCTCCCTCATCTATTTCTATTGAGGTTACATTTGGCTTTGGTCTAAATGCTAAATCATTATAATCTATATAAGGTCTACCATCCCATGTTACTCCAATAGTTCCACTTGATGATTGATTACCATATATAGTACCAATAGACCTATCTCCAGCAGCTTCAAATATTGTAAAATTAGGATTTGAATATAGTATTAATCCAGAATCAACACCAGAAGCAATTCTAACCCAAGCGTTTAAACCACTAATAGTTTCAATTGGGTTTGCAATTCTTCTATCCAATTCCGCTCTAGCGTATGGAGCAACATTTGAAAAATTAGGAAATCCTGACATAACTTTTTAATTTATTTTAGTTTGATTTGATACTATTTCTATATAATTTAATGGTATCCTTAATATTGTACCATCTTCAAATCCAAATACCGCATTATGTATGTTATTAGCCGATGCTATTATCCAACCTAATGTAGAATCTCTATAATAATCGTATGCTAATGTATCCAACCTATCACCGGTTTCAGTAGCAACATACAAATCATCATCTCTCAATGGTATGTTTGGATATATTTTTGGTTTATATACAGTTCTCCCATCAACAGTCTTTTTAGTTTCGTTATTTGAATATCTACTTATCATTTTAATTATTTATTTAGAGACCCGCTCCACCAAGTAATGAACCACGTCCTTTATTTAAAAATTTATTAAATGGATTATCTTTATCTATTTTTTGTTGTATTTCTGTTTGACGTTTATTAAAATTTTCGTTACTTAATATCGCTGATGGTGTTTTGCTTGTTACGGATGCTGCCTTTTTTTGTGGATTTACCTCTTGGAGTTTTTTAGCAATATCATTTTGAGGAAGTGTACTATTCCATCCATAAAAATTATTTACAGTATTATTTCTACTTTCTATAAATTTAAGACTTATATTTACACTAACTACCATTGGAAGTTTATATCCGTTTAATGGTTTTGTTACTTCGGCAGTATTACCATCAGTTTCAATATTTACTTTACCACCATTACCACCATATGATTTATTATCACCAATTTCCCAACCAGCAGTATCATCTACCGTATACGATAGACTATCTATAATACATTCTTTATCTTTATATAAATTACCAATTGTTACTTTTGTAAATGGTGAAATTATATAAGTTTCATTATGATATCCAGCAGGATATGCTAATGATGTTAAGAAGTTTATTCGTTCCCACATTGCTACGTGCTCTTGTGAATTTGTAGAATATAATGTAAGTGTAAAACTAACACTTCGTTCTATACCCGAATATGTATAATAATTAAAAGGAGAACCTAAAAATTTAGCAGAATCCCAACTAGGTGATACATTTTCACTAATACCAGTAATTGTAGCTGTAAAATTAACTGATTTTTTGTTTGGTACGGATGTAAACTTCACAGTTATAAAATCCAAATCCCCAAATACATCATTTCCAGTATCAGTATAATGATTTTTTGTATTTAAAAAATTTACAGCATTTCCTAATGATTTTTTAGATTCAATACTACGAGCAAATTCTTCTGAACTATACTTTAACTTATCGGTTTTTTGTGGTATTCCATTATTACCAATTCCGGTTATATTTAATTCATTACCAGTAGATTTTGTTTCAGCTACAGTTTGAATTTTAGTTAATAAAGTAGATAAATCATTTCTACTTTTTTCATCATCATTTGTTTCATCAACCGTATTTGAATAAGCAGTTGCAGATAATCTAGGGTCATATTTTAATAAATCGTTTCCTTTTGATTCTTGAACTTTTCTACCTAATTCTTGCTGTCCTTCTTTTCTAGCAGTTAATAAATCTTCTGCTTTTGCGGGTGGGGGTATTATTATACCGTTTGGTAATGATAACCCATTTTCACCAGCCAACGCTTTAAATAAACTTTTTTCTTGTTGAGTTTTTTTATTTAAACCAGCAAATTGAGAACCTATTGATGTTGTACTTTGTTTATCCTTTGTAGTTGCATTTATTAATGCAAGACTTGCAGGGTCTACACCTCCAATTTGTTGTAATCTTGTAGATAAATCGTTTCGTTGTTCAATTACCAGTGATTCTTCATCAACTGTATTTGAGTATTTTGTTATTGTATTATCAGCATTGTATTTTAATATACCTTCACCAGTTCCTACTTTTAATAATTCCTTACCTATTACTTGCTGTCCTTCCTTTCTACCCGTAATTAAATTATTTGCATTTGCTTTTGGAATTGTAAATACGTTTGATTGATTTGCTCCCTTAACTGGTATATTAAATACGTTTGAAGTTCCCGATTTACTAGGTAAACTAAATACGTTTGATACACCGCCTCCGCCTATACTAAATGGATTTGATACACCACCACCACCTATACTAAATGGATTTGATACACCACCACCTACAATTGAACTAAATAAATTATTTGGTTTATTTTCTTTTGATAATCGTAAATATTCACCACTTAAATTAGCAGGTCCATCTTTTTTTATTGTTGATAATTCATTTTTTATTGTTGATAAATCATTTCTTAATTTTAAATCTGTACCTGTATAATCTACGGTATCTTTATATGGCATTGCGCTTGAATACAAACGTGATGTAGGGTCATTTTTTGCCAATAATTGTTGTCCACTTTTTCTTGCACCAAATAGATAAGTTTGAACTTTATCTTTTGCTAATTGAATACCAGAACCCAACACTGCGTTTCCAATTTGTCTAGGAGTTCCTGTTACGTTTTGTGCTAAAAACTTACCAACCAATGTCCCACCTGCATCTTTTTTAATTTTAGCAAGTGTTTGCATTGTATTTGGTTCAAGTCCATTTTTAAAATCATTTTTTAATATTACTCTAGATGGAATTATCTCTTCTGGAAATGCTACACCTATTTTTGATGCTAATTCTAATCCTTTTCCTTTTACTTTGTTTAATAAGTTTCCAATTATACCATTATTACCCGCATTTCCATTTACACCAGCTTTCATATCATCCAACATATTGGTGGATAATCTATTTAAGCGGATAATATCCGTACCATATATGATTGGCTGTGATAAAAAACGTAATTGTCTTAATCCTAATAATTCTTCTTCGATGACAGTTTCTCTCGTTCTATCACTTATTCTACTTCTACGCAATTTATTTACTAACGGAAATGAAGTTGCGTTTAGAGCACCATTTGGAGTTGATATTGATATATCTTTACTATTACGGGTTTCGTATTTTTGTTCAGCAGTTTGTGTGTTGCTTAATTTTTTAGTTTGAAAAAGTTCTAATATAGTTTTTCCCATTATTTAAGTGCGTATGAATTTGAAGTTACAGTAGATACTACTTTTGAAACGCCAGATGTTACTTTTTTACCATCCATATGTACTGATATTTTACCAGAATTTAAATCTGTTCGTAATGCTTTTATTTCGTTTATTAATTCATCCATTTTAGCATTTTTATCTTCAGCTTCTTTACCACCACCTTCTCCACCACCACTTAGTGCCTCTATAACAGAACCACCACCTATTTCTAAAAATGTACCAACTGCTAACATTGCAGGTATTGCTAATAATCCAGCTACTGCAAACGATGCCATTGCAGCAGATAATGCAATAAATCCACCTGCCATAGAAAATAAAGCGGCTGCTGCATCCATAGATAACAATGGTAATATTTTAACCATTAAATCACCTATACTACCCACCACCGATGCAATTCCCTTTCCAATTGATTCTACTACACTACCAATTGATTTACCAATGGATTCAATTAATGGTGCTAACAAACTCAATGCATATGTTAATGGTATTAATGATGCACCAAATAATGCCAATAATCCAATTCCAATTAATGCAGCCGGTGCACTAACACCAAATGCGGACAATCCTCCAGCTAATGCAACTAATCCAATTGCTGCGGCTTCTCCACCCAATGCAATTGCAGCTAAACCTAATGAACCTACTGTCATAATTGCAAATGCCAAACCAGCTACTACTAATACACCAGCACCAGCTAATACTTTACCATCACCAAATGCGGATAATCCTTTAGCTAATGATTTTAATCCAGTACCAACCGTACTTATATCAATTTTTGATAAAACAAATAATGTTGGTAAACCTACCGACATTAATGCAAAACCAATTCCAGTTGGTATTAAATTAAAAGCACCAAATAATACTTTTGGATTTCCCATTGCTTTTAATCCTGAAGCTAAATCTTTAAGTTTATCACCCATTGATTTATCTTTATTCATAGATTCGGTTGCTTGTTCTACACCTTCAGGTGATGTTACGGAATCTATTTTATTATCTACTAAATCTTCTACTTTACCACTTGCTTTATCTTGTATAGTTTCTTTTGCTTTATCCGCTAAACTACCTCCAGCTACATCTGCTATTGATTGAGTTGCCGTTGATACCGCTCCACCACCCATAAATTTTTGCAGTACATTAGATGCCATATTTTTTATAAATTCAGCTGATGTTTTTACCCAACCACCCATAGTACTACCAATTGATTTTGCGTACTCACCCAATTTTGTAAATTTAACACCCATTTGACCTAATGCACCTCCAAATTGAACTCCTGTCATTATTCCACCACCTAACAATTGTATAAATGAACCCAATCCTGTATTCATACCAGCTTGTATAGTTTCATTTATCATACTAAATTGTGAATTCATTTGTCCAGTTAATGTAGTTGCATTCTCCTGATTAGCAGCCATTTTACCAAGTTCAGCTACGGATATACCTAATAAATCTGCAGTTGCTTTCTTTTGGAAATAATCCATTTTATTAAAAGCATCCACACCACCTAATGCATTTAAAGTTTCTTGTGTAGCTTCTTCAATTTTACCTTCAAATGCTAATGCTCTAGCTCTATCTAAATTGATATTCTTACCCATTAAAGCACCCAATTCCAATTCTTTAGTTATTGATGTTTCAAAATCTAAAAGGTTATCAGCAATACCGGTCATAGTTTTTAAACTAACACCCATTTTGGCTGCTGCTGCTGCTGCTTTTATTATATTCTCACCGCCATCTTTACCAAATAAAGCAAATTCTTCAGCAGAACCGGCTAAATCTGCCATTAAAGCTGCAGGTATTATTCCATTTTGTTTTGCAAACTCTTGTGTTGATTTTGTTAAATTTAGGGCAGCTTCTTCACTATTTCCGTTTAATCTACTAAAAGAACCCAATAATCCGGCTGCTTCAGTTCCACTAATACCCATATTTTTGGATATTAATGATGTTGATGCTTGTAATTCCCCACTAACATTATTCATACCTCCGAATTCGGAAGCTAATGCTTTAGCGTTTTCAACTGCATTATCATCAAAGAAAGCCAAACCAGTTGTTGCAAATTCTGTTAATCCTCCCAATTGAGAACGAACTTCACCTAATTTATTAACAAATGTACCAACTCCCATAACCATCAAACCAATTGCTACTTGTGGTTTTTTTAATGCAGTTGTTATTTGGTTAGCAACTGCATTAAACCTAGCTTGCATTCTATTTGCCTCTTCGGTAAGTTCTTTATAAGCATCTAACTCATCTTCAGTAAGACCTATCGTTGCCTGCATTGCTTTATTTACTTTACTTTGTGCCGCACCAAAATCCTGAACTGCTCTTGCTATATCTTTATTATTACTAAAAACAGAATCGCTAGATTTTATTAAATCTACATACATTTTTTTTGCAATATCTAAATTTTCAGTAGCCGCTTTCATTGCATCGGAATCACCACTAGCAGATGCATGCATTAACTCATTTTGGGCTTGTGTTAGCATATCAGCACCTGCCATAAAATCTTTTACAAAATTAGCAGCATCAACATCACCAACATCAATACTTATACTACCTATTTTATTAACTTGCTTAGCCATAAGAGTAAGTTCTTTACCCATATCGGATGTAACATTACCAGCTAATGACATTTGAGTTGTTAAGTCTTTAAAATTAGAAATCGATTCTCTAATTCCTTTTGTTCTACCAATAAAATCATTTATTTTTTTAATTTTTTTATCTAAAGCACTTATTTGAGCAGAATCTTGCGCAGCAGTTGCTTCTGCAAGTTTTTCTTGCAAATTGGCTAAATTTTGTATAGCTTTAGCTTCGGCATCAATTAATTTTGATTTATCTGCCATTTATTATTTTGCGTATTTATCTAAATATTTTACTAAATCATCCAAATCATTTGTTATATTTGCTAATTTTTTAGATACTTCTGGATGCTTTTCTGCCGATTTATTTATAAAAGTTTGGTCCAATCCTTTTTTATAAGAATCAAAAAAAGCATCTACAAATTTATTGAGAATTCCTTCGTTTAATTTTTTTGCCATTTGTACAGTTGGTTATATATAATAAATATTGAATAAAAAAAAAGTGAGGATTATCTCATCCTCACTTTTCCTGCTTTTGATTTACTTTGTGCAGCTTTCATTTCATCTGCTTCTTTCTTTTTGATATCAACTAATTTTTTAAAATAAAATTTTCTAAGATGTATTGGCATCGTATAAACTTCTGTCCAATTGAATCCATTACCAAAATGAACCATTTCCCAAATTTGATTATGAAGTGTTGTTTTATAATCAATTGGCAGGGTAAAAAAAGCTAACCCCAAATGGGATATCTAACGCCTCCGTTTCGCCTGTTATATCTGATGTAAATTCGAATTTTAAGTCTAAATCTGGACTAATTTCTCTAACATATTTTCTAAATGCTTTTGTATCTAATGCTAAAAATCCATTTTGAATCCATTTGTTAATAAATCCACCATCCTTATTACCATCTACTGATAAAATCATATATCTAAACCGAGTAGTTACATCAAAAGATGTTGTGTTTTTTGTTTTATTTACTCTTTCCAATGCTTGATTATCTTTATTAATATCCTGCTCATCACCATGCGTTAATAACTTAAATTCAATTACCTTTTTACTTTGTGGTAATGTAAATTTGTACACATTTTCGGCGTTTAATACAGATTCATCAACATCTTTTGTTTGTACTTTTGATAAATCAATTGTAACTTCTTGCTTTTCGGATGTAAATGGGTCAGTAATTTCAACCGTATAATCAGCCCCATATCCTAAAATACGAGTAGCCAATAGAATTGCGTTTTTATCACCAATGAAAATATCATTTATATTTACACCAGGTTCAACAACAACCGATTCAAATAACTTATCTAACACAATACCTTTTTTAATTAAATTTTGAGATGCTAAGATATCTTCTTCTCTTGCTGTCATATATTTTATTTCAACCGTTCCTTTACTCAAAGGGTTATCTTTTGAATATACCAATCCTCTTGATGGTAATTCTATAATTTCGGTTGGAAATTCAAATTTACTTGTAGTTGCATTTGCACTTTCTGCCATAACTTTAATAATTTAGTTTTATATATATATAAATACATCAAAATAAAAAAATTAGAAATAAAAAAGGGATAACCTTTCGGAAATCCCTTTTTAATATTGTAGTAGATATTATTAATATTCCAAAATAGCGTAATCGTAAGCTATTTCTAATGTAATATCGGCAGGGTCAGTAGCGTTTGACCAATCCAAGTCTCCAAAATTTGCATTTACTATAAATGCTCCTTTAAGAGTCCATTGTTCAATTACATCACCAACAGGTCCTAACATTTTACAAGTTATATCTTTTTTGTAAAAATCAGCATAACCTCTTCTACCAGTGATTGATTCGTGTCCTAAACGTACCCACTCCATTACAGCTTGAGCCGCAGATGGAACAATAGGGTCAATAAGTGTAAATGTTACGTTAGACCACTCACCCTTTCCTTGCAACTTTCTTTTTATATTAATATGGTCTAATGTTACCGTTTCAAATGCAATAGTCGGTCTTTGCGCCACTTTAATAGTATATGCTTGAAGCCCGTCTACATCAATTGTAAAACGATGCTTCATTTTAGGTTCGAAGTTCGTATAGAACATCTTGTCAAACTCTAGTATCTCTGCCATTTTTTTTTAATTTCTATTTTGTTATTAATAAATATTGGTTTTTCGTTTTTTTCTTAATTAAGCGTTAAACGATGCTCCAGTTGGTAAGATGTTGAAATCAATTACGATGAATTCAGCTGTCTTAGCCGGTTGTAAAAATATTTGTCCTGCTAATACATTTCTATCTATTACATCAGGAGTATTGTTAGTTTCATCCATCACTACTTTGAATGCGTATAAACCTTGTCTTTGTTGAATTGCTTCGAAATAAGGGTTTACAGTGTTTAAGAATCTATTTCTAGTCGTTGTAGTGTTTTGTTCAAACAATAGGTAACGAGACGTAGATGCGATGAATTTCTTAACAGTGATTAATAATCTTCTTACGTTGATTCTATCCAATGCTGATGCTTTATCTTGCAATGTCTTCTGTCCGAATGCTACAATACCTTGTCCAGGGAATGAAGCGATTGGATTAACTTTGTTTTCGTATAAAGTATCTCTTTCAGAATGTGTTAATCTATTCAATACACTAATTGCTCCAGTGATACCACCTCTATTTAAACCAGCAGGTGCGAACCATTCTGCTGCCAATCTATCATTAGCTGCAAACACTCCAGGTAATAATACTGAAGGTGGAACACTCATTATTTTATTATTATTATTGTCAATTGTCTTAACCCAAGGGTAGTAAGTTGCTACATAGTTTGAATCTACTGAATTAGATTGTAAAGTAGTATCTGCTATATCGGAATCAGCTTCACTAAAGTCAGCTATGTAGAATGTATCTTGTCTATCTTCAACCATATCAATAACCTTAGTAGTTACCGATGGGTGTAGAGAACGAATGATACCAGGAGTTACAACTAAGTTAATATCATACTCATCCGGATTAGATACAGCGTTTATTGCTTTGAAATATGCAGTTGTACCAGATGATGCTCCATTTGAACAATCAAATCCTTGCGTATTTTGTTGAGTGATATCAGTTCCAAGTGCTTTAGCTACCGTTGGGTTCATACCATCGTATCCACCTTGCAATGCTAATACAAACTGTCTTTTAACCATATCTGCCGAATTTGAGCCCGTCATTTGATAATTTAATTGAGAATCAAACGCAAATGTTACGTTAGAACCAGTTTGTGCATTTGCAGGAAGTGGTTTTAAATATTGTTTGTTATCAATTGCCACACCAACAGTTTCAAAATCAAATCCAGAATAATATAATGGAGATGATGATGTATTTCCAGTTGAGCTTGTTTGTAATGTTATAGCAGGTACTAATAACGATTCTGCAGCATTTGTTGCTGTAATTGGGTTTGTATATGCCCCATGTCCAAAAGGTGCTGCTGATATAGGGAATGAACCCTGAGCTGCTACTTCAACTCTAATATATTTTGAACGATTTTGGTAATCACCATTTTCAGTAATTTTACCATCTTGATTTAATGTAATAAATCTATCACCAATTCTTCTTGCAATATAATTTGTAGAAGCAGGGTCTAAGTTTACATTATTAAATGTTTCAAAAACTACTTTTCTTTTATCAGTATCAGAGTATGAACGAACAGTTACAGTAAATGTTGAATAATCCGTTGCTCCATCTTCGCCAGCTGCCTTAACATTAGAGATACCAATTTTAAATTTAGTATTATAAACATTACCATGTCCTAATGTGTGGAAACTGAATAGAGGATATCTAACACCACTAATATCTTGAGATACTACAAATGGTGTTGATGCTACACTTGCCTCATATGCATAATCTTGAGTTGGTAATACAACTCTAGTTATTACAATGTTATTTCCAGCAGAACCTGTGTAGAATGATGCCAAATTCTCAAAATAAGAATGTACATATGCTGCTTTACTTCCAAATGGTGATTCACCAAATACATCAGCTAAATCGTTTGTTGCGGTTGGTAATATTGATGCGGATACGTTTGTACCAGCAACCAATGCATTGATTACAAAAGAACCATCTAATGCATCATTACTAACTATACTTGCTCCAGTAAATCCAACACCCTCATCACCAGCTGCAGTTGAGTGTAATACACCAATTAGTTTAGTTCCTACTGATTGTGCCGATGAACCAGAAGCAAATATTGCTAAAGGTGCTACTTGAGAATATCCAGCAGTACCAGCTACCCTTACAATAGTTGCTGAACCAGCTTCTCTAAGGTAGTTTTGTACTGCATATTCAGTATAATATGTCCCATCAGGTGTACCGAAGATATCTTCAAATTCTGATTGAGTTCTTACAATCGTTGGTACGAATGCCGGTCCTTGCTTAAAAGGTCCTATAAATGCTGCTCCGATTTCACCGATTCCTTGCGCTAAGAAGGATAAATCGTTTTCTCTTGTGAATACACCGGGTGATACAATTCTTTCTGCCATTTTTTTATCTCTAAAATTCTATGTTTGTTATTTTGTAAAAAGTATTCCAATTTACACATATAAATATAAACAAAATACCCAAAACATAAATTTTATATTAAAAATATATTTTGGGATGTTTTACTATTGTTTTATTGTTTTAAATGATACCTATTATGGATTAGATATACTTACAAACTCCCATCTATCACAAAATATTTCGGAAGATATACTTGCTCTCCCTGGCCAACCACCATTGCTAGGACTCTGAAACCAAAGGTCGGCTTGTCTAAATGATGTACTCCAACCCCTATCTATATTTGCACCACTTGTCCAACTTCCAGCATTGAAACCATAAGTGTTTCCACCAGTATCAACCCATAACGCATTCCATATTGTCAATGCTGAATTAAAATCAGAAGAACCATTTGTTTGAACAAATGACATATAAGTTTTAACAATAATGTGTAGATGCGGATTTCCTCCAGAAATATTAAATCGAAGGTAAGGACCAACATTATTTTTACCGCGTGAATATACTCTCATATAAGAGTTATTATTCGATTGATTCATAATTAATCCCTGATTCCCTGTTATTCTTGCCATAATTATTTAATCACTAAAAACGTTTACTACTAAATTTGAAAATGACATAGTACATATATTTATCCAAACCGAACCAATTACTCCCGTAGCCATACCACTATTTGCCCCTATAAATATAGATGCACCACCTTTTCCTACATATGGGAATAATATCCCATTACCTCCCCAACTATGCCAATCTAATCCAGAACGCATTTCAACTTCACCATATGTTTGCATAGAAAATCTTGCAGATGCGTAAAGAATAGGTAATTCTGTTTTTGAACCTTCCGTTCTTATTGCTGCCCATCTTAATTGTACTGATACTTCTTCTCTTGTGCCTGTTCCACCACTTTGATACATTTGTATCATATTAATATTAGACTGATACGGTGCCCAAGTTCTAGTTGAGGTATATACTCTAGACCCCCATTGGTTGTTGTTACTACTATCTATTCTTATACCTTCGAGTGAACGTAAAACTGCCATATTATACGCAATATAATGTTATTAAATCTATCCTTTCACTATATACCATCACACGATGTATAGTAGTTGATACTCCAGCTGCACTTGACGCTCTCCACGTTATTGTTCTATTTCCTACATCCCAATAAGACCAATCTGTACTACCAGCATTAAATTCTAGTTGATATGCAACAAAATTTGCAGCACCATTACCTGTTGGGTTATCAATATTACCATTTGATTGAACTCTCCATCCATGCGCAAAAGCTATCCATCGTATATCAGCCCCATTATTATGGGTAACAGTTTCCTCTTGTAGTGTTGAAAAATAAAATTCAGGATTTCCACCGGATACTTCTAATCTTAAACTACCAACAGTTTGATATGAACCTCCATTACTTTTTCCACAAACACATTCTTTCCATCCGCGTGTTGCAGATTGGGTACGTGTAATACCGTGTAATTGTCTGTTTAATAATCTCATAGTTTATGGTATAATTGGGTCTTGCGTTTCCATTAAGGTAGGCAAACCATTCCATGCTACATATTCTCTATTAGTAAATTGTTCATTAATAGCTCTTCTTAAACTAGCCTTTACATTAGCCATAGGTTCGCAGTTTTCTACCCAACTTATAATTTCTTCTTCGGTTAGTTCATCGTAGGGTTTAAAGTTTTCAACATTTGGTGTATCAACCGGCACATCTGCTAATGCCCAATCAAACTTTGGTAATCCTGCAATTTCCGCACTAACAATAAAATCAGCACTTACTACAATATCCTCCAATCCATCAAATGATTTTACTTTCTTGATTCCAACAAGTGTGTATGAATAATTTATTTGCATATTTTATTAATTAGTTGGTGTTAGTGGTTGTGGTGTTACACTAGAACCGCTTGTTGGTGACCATGGTAAATTAACATCACTAACTTCCGCAATAGACAATTTACTTCTATTGATTTGTTTATCCATTTGTCCTTGAATATGGTCCCAATAATTTGTTACAGCCGAACTACTTACCGTATGTTTAATCCACCCTAATACTTGAGTTTCAGTTAAATTAGCATATTCAATGAAACTACCCGTATCAATTGTTTTTAAATCAAATGGAGTTGCTCCACTAAATTCACCAGTATTTCCATCCATATCGGTACAAATCACTTTCCATCTAGTTCCAATAACAGCATCATTGATACTATCGGAAGTTGCTTTTTTAATACCTGTTACAGACCATTCGTAGGTATATCCCATAATTTTATTCGTTTATTATATATTATAAATATAGTTATTTTTTATTTTTATTGTAAACATTACTTACCCAATAATGCCTTTAATTCATTTATTTGTTGTTGTTGTTCTTTTATTGCCTCAATTAGTAATGCCGTTATTCTTCCATAAGATACCGAATCTGCTTCTCCAGATTTTGTAAAGTTAATAATTTCAGGAACAATATCTGCAACTTCTTCCGCAATTACACCAATTTCAGTATCATCCGAACCTTTTCTATTGTAAGTTACACCTCTTAATAATAATACTTTATCCAATGATTTATTTAAACTAACTACATTTTCTTTATATCTAATAGATGATGTTTCTGTCAATGATATACAATTCAGTACATTTAAGTTTGTTGTACCATCCGGGTCACAATAATACCCACTATTATTTGAATCATAAATTATAGTTGACCAGAATACACCTGAACTTTCGTTCAAGCCATACATTGCTATTTTATACCAAGCACGTTTTGTATTCCAATAAGATGTATGCCATAAACCTTGAATAGGTCCACCAACTATTTGGATACCATATCCGTTATTATACCCAGCTACATAGTGATGGGCCTGAACACCTACATAGTGAGATGTATCACCAGGAGAGTTTGGAATACCACCCCAAGTATCAATAAATCCAGACCCCCAACCAAATGCAGAAATAAAATCGGTTGTACCCCAACCCATTGTACCTACCCAATAGTTAGAATCTCCAGTATAATCGTTTCTTCTAAAGTTACCTTTGGCTGTCAAACCAATTCTCATTTTAGAGTAATCATCAGTTCCTTGCCATCTAGTAGTACCATTTCCATCAAAATAGAATCCGGTATCACTTCTGTCATAAAATATAGCTGAGCGAATATCTCCCGTATTAATGTATGAACCATCGTTTACGGTTAATGGTACGTTAAAGTAAAAATTAGGTCTATCAGTGTACATGTGTGCATGTCCACTATTCGCAGGTCCAAACCAAATATATCCATCATTTGTTCTAAATCTAACTCCCCATGTACTTTCCCCATCAAATCTACCAGTATTAGTTGATGTACCAAATCTTAGTTGATTAAATATAGATGTAGATAACGGGTCTGCGTAATATCCAGTATTATCTCTATCATAAAATATTGGTGCTCTCATCGAATCTCTAGCAAACATATTACCAGAAGTATCTATACCACCAACCGTTTGACCTGCAGCTTCCGAATAAAAATGGAAAGATTCAGTTCCCACTAATTGCGATGTTACTCTTTTACCAACATACCAACCACTACCACTACCACCATTATAACGAACCATAGCTTCGTATCCATTTCCTGGATTGATATAAAGGTATTTGTTTGATGCACCGGTAATAGTTAAATCCCAAAGAACAGATGTTGAACGAGGGTCTGTATAATAACCGGTATCGTTACTATCGTAGAATATTGGTGCTCTTAATGAGTTACCACCCGTTGCGTAATTGTTAAATAATACAGTATTGTTTGGATACAACTCCATATTAGTAACTCTAGTACCAGATGTGTTAGTATTGTAGAAATATATATCCCCAGATGAAGCGAATCTCATATAACCTTGTCCAAACGAAGTATTTAGTCTACCAAATCCAGAAGGAGAACCACCATCGTTTGTTACGTTATATCCAAATCCAGCTCCTTCCCAACTTACATTAGGTTCAGAACACCACATTTGCAGTTGTACAATACCAGTACCATTTCCATTATTTGCAGCAGGTAATCTATTAATTATTTGAGAAGTAGCATGTGCTCCACTATTTCTTATACCACCAAATAATTCGGTAAATGTTGCAGGGTCTACATAATAAGCAGTATTTGCCGAATCATAAAACGCAGTTGCATATAATCCAGTAGCGTTCCAATATCCTAATTCAGCTCTATTATAACGATAGAAATGTAATGCTCCTCCAGCTGCACCAGCTTCAGTTTTTCTGCCACCAATACCAGCATATTCTCTAATTGTTCCACCACTATCTTTTAGTTGGAAATGTAAATTAGAACCTACTGATGTTGCTGAGTTATTGTGATTTGTTCTTGTTAAATGTAATGTACCATATGTACCATCATCACTAAATGAAGTTCCACCTTTTCTCATATCAAACGCAACAGGTGTCGAATTTGATGTGTGCTCTAATATTACTTCATTTGCATTACTAAAGTTTATTGCATTACCAGCGTTTGTTAAATTTAATGTAGCAAATGTTGGAGAATCGGTTGTTTGAATATTTTGATTCATTAAATGAACTTCAGTTGCACCAGGACCTGTGTTAATATTACCAGCTATTGTTAGTGTAGTACCATCAAATGTAAGATTACTTTCAACTGTTGCGTTTGGTGCAGTTCCGTTTAATGTAATTACACCATTATCGGTTGTACCGGTTAAAGCAAGTACTCCAGACGTACCAGATGTACCAGCGCCAGATGTTCCAGACGTACCAGATGTACCAGCACCAGATGTACCACTACTTCCAGATGAACCAGATGCGCCGGATGAACCAGATGCGCCGGATGCACCAGAAGTACCACTACTTCCACTACTTCCAGAAGAACCAGATGCGCCGGATGCACCACTACTACCACTTGTACCACGTGTACCAGACGTACCTGATGTGCCTGAAGTACCACTTGTACCAGAAGTTCCGGATGAACCAGAAGTTCCGGATGAACCAGAAGTACCACCAGAACCAGAAGTACCAGCTGCGGCTAACCAAGCTGAACCATTATATCGATATATGTTTGTATCTGAAGTATTGTAATATATTTGTCCAGCTTTTGTACCAACAGGATTTGTTGCGAATGCTGGAATTCTCAATGAACCACTTATATCCACCGAACCAGTAAATTCTTGTGTATCATTTGTTGCATCACCAAATTTATTTGAACCAGATGAGTAAATTAAAGATGATGAAATAAATTGTACTAATATTTGTTGTGCTCGGATTGTACCACCAACAGTTAAGTTACCACTAAGGGTTTCGTTTCCAGTAATAGTAGAATTACCCACTAAAGTTTGAGTTCCAATAACATTTAAGTTTTGAACTCTAGTACTACCACTTACATCTAATGCAAATGTTGTTGATGGGTTTTGATTTATACCTAAACTACCAGTAATTATTGTATGTGCGGTTGATATTACAGTATTTCTACCACCAATAATATCAACTTTCTTTAAATTAGTATTATTTAATAAAGATGTTGGTTGGGTTGCTTGTGCAGTTAGTGTTGTAACTGAACTACCTCTTGTCAAATATACATTAAAAGTTCCGGCAGCACTAGTACAAGCCTGCACAAACACCCATATTTCAGGATTAGTTGCACTTGCAGTATCACCTACTATAAAACTATTTATAGTTGTATTATTTAATCTACTATATGGATGTACAATTATATCAGTTCCCTGATTATATGCCCCCACTATAAAAGTCACTTCACCACCATATCCATTATTATCCCAACTACTTTCAATATAAGTTGATAATGTTTGTTGACCATAAGTTGTGTATGAATTATGTATTCTTATATAAGCAGCGGGGTCTCCGGGATTTCTAACTAATGTTAATTTTGTATTATAAACATTACCACCTCTAATGTACTCACCAGTTATACCTCTGATTATTGTTACATCATTTCGTAATCTAGTAGAACCACTAACATCTAATGTAAATCCACCATTTACAGTTGAACCAACGGTTAAGTTACCACTAATGGTTTCGTTTCCAGTTACCGCAAGAGTTGTACCATTAAATGTTAAGTTTGCCTCAACACTTGCGTTTGGAGCAGTTCCGTTTAATGTAATTACACCATTATCAGTTGTACCTGTCAATGAAAGTAAACCAGAAGAACCAGAAGAACCAGATGTACCGCTTGTACCGCTTGTTCCAGATGAACCACTACTTCCAGAAGAACCACTACTACCGCTTGTTCCGGAAGTACCTCGTGTCCCAGATGTTCCGGATGTTCCAGAAGTACCGCTTGTTCCAGAAGTTCCAGAAGTACCGCTTGTTCCACTAGCACCAGTTGCTCCAGAAGAACCACTACTTCCAGAAGAACCACTACTTCCAGATGAACCACTACTACCGCTTGTTCCAGAAGTACCTCGTGTCCCAGATGTTCCAGAAGTTCCAGATGTACCGCTTGTACCACCAGTACCAGCAGTTCCCATTGTACCACTTGAACCAGATGTTCCAGAAGTACCAGATGTTCCACTTGTGCCGGAAGTACCACTACTACCGCTTGTTCCAGAAGTACCACTTGTACCCCCACTACCAGATGTTCCGGCTGCTGCTAACCAAGTTGTACCATTGTATCGATATATGTTTGTATCAGCTGTGTTATAATATATTTGTCCAGCTTTTGTTCCCGTTGGGTTTGATGGATATGCTGGAATTCTTAATGAACCACTAATATCTACCGAACCAGTGAATTCTTGTGTATCATTTGTTGCATCACCAAATTTGTTACTCCCACTTGCGTATATTAATGATGATGAAATATATTGTACTAATATTTGTTGTGCTCTGATTGTACCACCAACCGTTAAGTTGCCACTAAGGGTTTCATTTCCAGTTACCGTTAAAGTAGTACCATCGAATCTAAGATTAGCCTCCGCAGTTACGTTTGGAGATGCACCATTAAGAGTAATTACACCATTATCGGTTGTACCACTTATAGATAATGCTCCAGAAGTACCAGATGTTCCGCTTGTACCGCTAGTACCAGATGTACCACTTGTACCCGAAGAACCTCCACTACCAGCAGTTCCGTTTGTTCCACTTGAACCCGATGAACCACTACTTCCGCTTGAACCACTACTACCAGATGTTCCGCTTGAACCAGATGTTCCAGATGAACCTCCACTTCCTGCAGTTCCGTTTGTTCCAGAAGAACCAGAAGAACCAGATGAACCAGATGTTCCGCTTGTTCCACTTGTTCCGCGTGTACCAGATGTACCACTTGTTCCAGATGTTCCAGAAGAACCCCCACTACCAGCAGTTCCACTACCACCACCAGCTCCAGTTACACCACTACTACCACTCGTTCCAGATGTTCCAGATGTTCCACTTGAACCAGTAGTTCCAGAAGAACCACTACTACCTGATGAACCCGAAGTACCTACAGTTCCAGAAGAACCAGAAGTACCTGATGTACCCGAAGTACCAGCAGTTCCCGAAGAACCACTACTACCAGATGAACCACTACTACCAGATGAACCACCAGCTCCAGTTATACCACTTGTACCGGAAGTACCAGATGTTCCACTTGTACCAGATGTTCCAGAAGTTGCGGATGTACCACTCGTTCCAGAAGAGCCAGTTGTACCAGATGAACCAGTTGTTCCACCACTACCAGATGTACCAGATGAACCAGTAGTACCACTACTACCACTTGAACCAGAAGTTCCAGAAGTACCTCCACTACCAGATGTACCAGAAGAACCAGATGAACCAGATGAACCAGATGAACCAGATGTACCACCACTACCAGCAGTTCCTCTTGTACCACTACTACCGCTTGTTCCAGAAGTACCAGAAGTACCAGAAGTTCCGCTTGTTCCAGAAGAACCCCCACTACCAGATGTACCACCACTACCAGACGAACCATCCGTACCAGATGAACCAGATGAACCAGATGAACCACCACTACCGCTTGTACCACCACTACCGCTTGTACCAGATGAACCACCACTACCGCTTGTTCCAGATGTTCCAGAAGTACCAGAAGTACCAGATGATGCAGCTGCAGTTCTTCTACCAACCACACCAGTAGTTGTATTAAGTACTAAGAATTCTTGCGTTGTATTATCGGTAGTTACATTGGTATTATCAAATCTAACACTACCAGAAACTGCTAAACTACCACTTATACCTAACGAACCTGTTATTTCTTGTTTATCGTTACTTGCATCACCAAATTTGTTTGAACCAGATGAAAAAATAATTGATGATGATATATAAGTTACTTTTAATTCAGTTGCGTTTATTGTACCACCAACACTTAAATTTCCAGTTATTGTTTCATTACCAGTGATGGTTTGATTTCCAATCACACTTGAATTACCCACTAAAGTTTGAGAACCAGTTATTCTTAGTGCACCAGATATAAAAGTTGAACCACTTATATCAAATTGAGTTGTTGGTGTTTTTCTTATACCAACATTTCCACCACCATTTGCTAAAATTACATTAGATGTTGATGCCCTATTAAGATATAAATCTACATTTGTTGAATCTATTCTACCATTAGATGGTGTAATTGCAATTGTTCTACCATTAGTAGTTGCGGTTATTGAAATTGAAGTATCGGGTGCGTTTACATTAATACCACCACTAACTATGTTTAAATTTCCACCATTTATGTTTTCACTACCACTAATATTTAATGAACCACTTATCGTTGTATTTGTATTTACAACTAATCCTAAATTTGGTGAAATTACTGCTTGTGCTGAACCTGATTTAATTCTATCCAAATCACCAATTGAAGATGCATTGATATTCGTTAAACCACTACCATTTCCTGTAAATAATGATGCCGATACTGAACCACTAAATTGTGAATTTGCATTTATTTGTAATGTTGCTCCGTTTGGAGTCCCAATTTGATAAGTTTGTACGGCCGAACCACTTAGTTTACCAACAACACTTACCGATTCTGAAGTAGCAGTTAAAATAGATGAACCACTTACAAAAAGTGATACACTATTTACACTATTTTGATTTAACCCATTGGGACTTTTACCGTTGAACTCCATTCAATTATGTTTTTTTATTTTATGTCAATTCTAATATTGAAACAATCACATCTGCTGAATTAGCTAATGAGGATGTTACCGAAAGTAAATCATTTGCTTCCATTACCACTTTTTGTTCTCCACCAACTAATACCGTTGAACCACCCTGTACAATTAAAGCATCTTTTACTAAAAATACTGCTTTATTTGCCGAAGTATCTCTCAACATTACACTAACCGATATGTTTTGTGAAGCTACATTAGCCACATTTACACCAATTACCGTTGTTGTAGTTGCAGATGGTACAGTGTACACCCCAACTCCCGTTGAACCAATTGAACCAGTTATACTATTTTTAAATATATTTGCCATCTTTTTTTATCCTAATGCAATAGCAAAAGCTAATGCGGTATCTAATACGTTTACACCATCTACTTGAAATTGTCCTCCATCAATTACATTTATACTACCTTGAACTTGCTCCGAACCACTTATAAACACAGAACCAGTAATTCTTTGTCTATCCGTTGATAATGTACCAACAGTTATTGTTCTTGTAACTGTTAAGTTTTCAAAAGTAGCAGTATTTACTTCAATTTGACCTTTAAATGAACCAGTAAAAGACCCAGTGAATGAACCACTTAAATTTGCATAGGCATTTGCCGATTGAATTATCGAACCCGAAAATATGGGACTTTGTATTTTCATTTAATAGTTTGTAATGTTATAGATATAAATATAAGTTATCTATCTTTTATGGTTTCTCCGGCCAAACTATACTGAAAGGGTCTGATTGATTTGTAATATCTCTCAAATCTTGTCTATATGATTGGTAGGAAGTTTTAATACTTTCAGAAACATCCGATAATTGTGTCCAATCACACTCTGATAATAACTGATTTCTTAATTCTCTAATTTCACTCCATTTTATTGCTAATCTTAATTCTTTTTCAGAATTAGAAGCATCTATTTGTACCCAATTTTGATAATATATACCATCCGTTAAAGTTGGAGTACCTTCGGATATGTTTTTAGTATAATCGTTTGGTTTTTGGGTTTGAGTTACTTCAAATACACCAAAATCACTTAATATTTCAGTTGGTATGTTTAACGGAAATGTATAAGTTTTATTATCCACTCTAAATTGTTTTAAAGAGTATGGGTATGTTATTTCATTATCTATTATTCTTAAATACATATTATTTGAAAGTTGATGGTATTGATGCAAAGTTAGTTAATCCAGTACAATTTCTAAATGCACCAGTTCCAAAAGGTGTTGGCGTTCTTAACCAAATTGTAGGAGCAGTTCCACTAATACTATTTGTTGTAGATGTCATATAATACACATTTTGAAAAGTTGAAACCGCTGTATTAAAGGTAAATTGAATTACACCAGATGTTATTGCTGCACATTGTCTAAATGTTTGTGAAAAGTTTACTACATCAGGACATAAATCAAATAAAGTCAAAGGTACGGTTGTTAATGATACACATCCGTAAAATGTAGATGTAAAATCAGTTGCTAAAGGTACATTATTAAACAATCCAGAAGGAACTGAAGTTATTTGGGTAAATGAAAATGCACTACTAAATATTTGTGCATTAGGTGAAAAATTAAACATATCAGATGGAATTGATGTTAATCCAGTTCTTGACATAAATCCCGTCCAATCAATCATTTCATCTAAACCATCATATCCACCAACTGCAGATAAAGATGCGGAGGATGGAATTGATGTTAAAAGATTACATCCTTGAAAGTTTAATCTTCTTAATCCATTTATACCAAATTGTACAATGGAAGTGTATAAACCACGATTAGATACACTATTATTCACAGTAAATGCGGGCATAAACCCACTTATACTTATTGTATATGAACCTATGGATACATAATTATGTGTTAATGCTATATCCGATGATGATGTTATTACATCACTACTACCATCTCCCCAATCGACAACAAAATTTGGAGTCAATCCCTCATAATCAAAAATAGGTAATCTAAATGCTCTGTTGGCAGTTGTAGTTGTTATTGTAACCTTAAATGGAAACAATTCACTACCTTCACCCGATGATGTTAATCTTCTAAATATTCCCATAACTTTTAATTCATGTTTAATCCGGTCACAAATCCATAATAAGATGAGCCCCCATCAAATGTGTAAAATACTAATATATCCTCACCAGATGAAGTTAAAATTGGAGGTGTACCACCTACCCAATTTACACCACTCCAAGCTAATGAATGTGCTCCTGCGTTTACTGCTAATAATGTAAATCCAAATGCTTTTCCAGCAGGTGCATTTGAGAATGATATTGAACCATTTCCAGTAAAAGTTCTCTTAAAGTTGTTAGCAGTTGATAAATCAATTGATGCACCACTACCACTTCCTAAATCAGAGAAAGTTTCTCTGAAAGTTGTTGATGTTGTAAATCCAGTTGTAGATAAACTAGTTGATAGATTTACACCATTTGTTGCAATTATGTTTAAAGATGTGGGTGAAGTCAAATTAGGAGTTCCACCGGTATAAATGTTAAATGCTGATGCGGATACGGGTCCAGTTGCTTGAATTGTACCAGTTACAGTTAATGTACTACCATCAAAAGTTAAATTACTTTCAACCCGTCCATTTGGTGCAGTACCATCTAATGTGATAACACCATTATCAGTAGTTCCTGTCAATGCTAAGAAACCACTTAAACCAGACGAACCAGATGTTCCAGCTCCAGATGTACCCGATGTTCCAGAAGTTCCAGATGAACCAAAATTTGTTCCATCTAATCCAGATGAACCAGAAGTTCCAGATGTACCATTTGTACCTTCACCAGATGTTCCAGACGTTCCAGACGTTCCTGATGTACCACTACTACCAAATAAAGTTCCATCTAAACCAGATGTACCAGACGTTCCCGATGTACCATCTGTTCCAGTTGAACCAGATGTACCAGACGTTCCTGATGTACCACTTGTACCAGACGAACCAAAGAATGTTCCATCTAAACCAGAAGTCCCAGAAGTTCCAGAAGTTCCAGATGTGCCATCTGTCCCAGATGTACCCGAAGTACCACTTGTTCCAGATGTTCCAGACGAACCAAAATATGTACCATCTAAACCAGATGTGCCAGAAGTTCCAGATGTGCCAGAAGTTCCATCAGTAGCATCAATTCCAGATGTTCCAGATGTACCACTTGTTCCAGAAGTTCCAAAGAAAGTTCCGTCTTGTCCACTTGTACCAGATGTACCCGATGTACCAGAAGTTCCATTGGTAGCATCTAAACCAGATGTTCCAGATGTACCAGATGTACCATTTGTTCCAAAAAAAGTTCCATCTTGTCCACTTGTACCAGATGTACCACTCGTTCCGCTTGTACCATCGGTCCCAACACCAGATGAACCAGAAGTTCCGCTTGTACCAGATGAACCAAAGAATGTACCATCTACACCACTTGTACCAGATGTACCACTTTCGCCACTTGTACCAGATGAACCGCTTTCTCCACTTGTACCAGATGAACCGCTTTCTCCACTTGTACCAGATGAGCCAAAGAATGTTCCATTTAAACCAGAAGTACCGCTTGTACCAGATATACCATCAGTACCACTAACACCAGATGAACCAGAAGTACCGCTTTCTCCACTTGTACCAGATGAACCAAAGAATGTTCCATCTAAACCAGAAGTACCGCTTGTACCCGATGTACCAGAAGTTCCATCAGTCCCAGAAATACCGTTTGTACCACTTTCTCCACTTGTCCCACTTGTTCCAGATGAGCCAAACAATGTTCCATCTAAACCAGAAGTACCAGAAGTCCCAGAAGTTCCAGATGTACCATCGGTCCCAGATGTACCAGAAGTTCCATCAGTACCAGAAGTTCCATCAGTACCGCTAGTACCAGATGTACCACTTTCACCACTTGTTCCGCTTGTTCCAGATGTACCACTTGTGCCTGAAGTACCAGATGTACCACTTGTGCCTGAAGTACCAGATGAACCAAATAAAGTTCCATCTAATCCACTTGTTCCAGATGTACCAGATGTTCCATCGGTACCCGAAGTACCAGAAGTTCCATCAATACCGCTTGTACCAGATGTACCTGATATACCTGAAGTACCGCTTGTACCCGAAGTACCAGATGTTCCATCAGTTCCAGAAGTTCCGCTTGTTCCAGAACTACCATCACTACCACTTGTACCAGATGTTCCGCTTGTACCAGATGAACCTTCAGCCGATGTACCACTACTACCACTTGTACCAGATGTTCCATCACTACCACTTGTACCATTTGTACCACTTGTCCCACTTGTACCATCACTTCCAGAAGTTCCGCTTGTTCCGCTTGTTCCAGAAGTACCACTTGTACCTGATGTACCATCAGTTCCGCTTGTACCCGATGTACCATCAGTTCCGCTTGTACCCGATGTACCATCGATTCCCGAAGTTCCAGAAGTTCCGCTTGTACCAGATGAACCGCTTGTACCAGATGTACCATCAGTTCCGCTTGTACCAGATGTACCATCCGTACCGCTTGTACCAGATGTACCGCTTGTACCAGATGTACCATCAGTCCCAACACCAGAAGTTCCAGATGAACCGGAAGTACCATCAGTTCCAGAAGTTCCACTTGTCCCATCTGTTCCAGAAGTACCGCTTGTACCAGATGTACCATCCGAACCAGTTGTACCACTACTTCCGCTTGTACCAGATGTACCATCAGTTCCGCTTGTACCAGAAGTACCGCTTGTACCAGATGTACCGCTTGTACCAGATGTACCATCCGAACCAGTTGTACCACTACTACCAGAAGTACCGCTTGTTCCATCGGTTCCTGAAGTACCAGAAGTACCGCTTGTACCGCTTGTACCAGATGTACCGCTTGTACCAGATGTACCGCTTGTACCAGAAGTACCGCTTGTACCAGAAGTACCATTTAACCCAGAAGTTCCCGATGTACCACTTGTTCCGCTTGTTCCACTTATACCACTTGTTCCAGAAGTACCAGAAGTTCCAGAAGTACCATTTGTACCAGAAGTACCAGAAGTACCAGAAGTACCAGATAAACCACCGGAACCAGATGTGCCCGATGTACCAGATGTGCCAGAAGTTCCATCAGAACCATCAGCTCCATCACTACCAGATGTTCCACTTGTACCAGAAGTACCCCCACTACCTGCACTACCATCTATTCCATCCGAACCTTTTGCTCCAGATGTTCCGCTTGTTCCTGATGAACCAGACGTACCAGATGTTCCCGATGTACCATTTAATCCGTTTACACCAGAAGTACCCGAAGTACCAGAAGAACCAGATGTTCCACCACTACCAGCAGTACCAGCAGTTCCATTTGTACCACTTGTACCGCTTGTTCCACTTGTACCACGTGTGCCACTACTTCCACTTGTTCCAGATGTTGCGGATGTACCTGATGTTCCACTAGTACCAGATGTTCCGCTTGTACCAGCAGTTCCAGATGTTCCAGATGTTCCCCCACTTCCAGATGTACCAGAAGTTCCAGAAGTTCCAGATGTTCCAGATGTTCCATCCGAACCAGTTGTACCACTACTACCGCTTGTTCCAGAAGTACCGTCCGAACCAGTTGTACCACTACTACCGCTTGTTCCAGAAGTTCCAGAAGTTCCGCTTGTACCAGATGAACCACTTGAACCGCTACTACCAGATGAACCTGATGAACCACTTGTTCCAGATGTTCCAGATGTTCCAGATGTTCCCGAAGTACCATCAATTCCACTTGTTCCCGAAGTACCGCTTGTACCAGATGTTCCGCTTGTTCCAGAAGTACCATCCGTACCATTTGTACCAGAAGTACCAGAAGTACCAGAAGTACCAGAAGTACCGGCTGCCTGCTGAACATCTCTTGTTTCTAATTTTTTAGTAGTAGGGTCCCAAGTTACAACCAATTGAGAGGCTGATGATGTATAAAATTGTTGTATATATACACTACCAGTAATATCTAAACTACCAGTTATTACCAAACTACCACTAAATCTTTGATTACCTGAATTTAGTAAGAATGATGATGTATCTATACTTTGTGCATTTAATGCAAATTGTGCAATACTTGCAAATGATGAACTAAATACTGTCATCGATGCAGTTTGTGCATTTGTAATAAATCCTTCCGCAGATAATACCCCACCTAATACATGAGATGCGGTTAGTGCGTAAGATGCGGAAACTGCTAATGAAGCAGTACCAACCAACATTGATGCGGTTTGTGCATTTTGTACAAAGTTAGCAGTATCAACATTTGATGCGTTTTGTGCAAATAATGCGTAAGAAGCAGTTCTAGCAAACGATGCACTTAATACTGTCATCGATGCGGTTTGTGAATTTAACACAAATTCACCAGCATTTACCGATGCTGATATTAATGCTTCTAAAGATGCCGTATTTAATCCTATTACACTGCCAGCTATGGTTGCAAAATTAGCGTTTACCGCATGTGATGAGGAAAGTACCGTTCCAATTACTCTATCCGCCTGAATTGTACCATTTATTAACGAACCACCACTACCAATTACGATATGTCCACTTGTCAATCCACTAAATGTTACTTGAACAGTGTTATTATCGATTGCTAAAATAGATGCAGGAAGAATCATTTCATCTTGCGAACCAGTTCCATACACCTGTACCATTGGGTATCTAATATCCAAATTATGTACAATCGTTACCGAACTTGCGTTACTAAATGGTACAGTCTCCGTTAATGAAGTTTCGGGTTGAGGAATATAGTATCCCCTATTCTCATCATATCTTAAAGTATTGTATTCCGCAGATGCTTCGATACCAGCTCCATTAAATGTATATGTACCATTAAATGAACCACTAAAGAATGGAGAATATGCAAAACTTGCGGTTAATTCAGGCGTTGTTATAAAATCAGAATAAGTTCTACCATAGATACTTGCCGATGTATTAACAACAAAACCATTATCAGGTGAAATCGATGCCGTAAATGAGCCCGATTTCATTATAAATGTTTCAAATGATAGATTTGCAATGTTGATATTATTCAAACCACTACCATCTCCAACAAATCTACTACCACTTTGAACAATAATTGAACCACTTTGAACAATAATTGAACCAGTTACATGCAACGAACCACTTTCAATTGAAGTATCGGTATTTATTTCCAATCCTCTGTTTGGAGATATGACAGCTTCAACAGAACCCGATTGAATTCTATCTAATTGAAGGTCTTGTAATGATTCAGCAGGAATGTTAAATAACCCACCACCATCTCCAGCAAAAAATGATGCAGTTACCGTTACGTTTACATTTAATTTTTGTGGGTCTAATATAGCTAAAGCAGAGCCGGAAACTAGTCTATCCAATTCTAGATTTGTCAATGCTTCAGCTGGAATGTTAAATAGTCCACCACCATCTCCTCTATAAAATGATGCCGATATCGAACCACTTAATAATGTACTACCACTAACAACTAAACTAGAACTAAAGTTTGCATTTCTTTGAATTGTTAAAGGTACATTTGATATCAGTCCATTATTTGGTGATATTGATGCGGTTGCACTACCACTAGCAATACGAGGTGCATCTCCGGAAATTTCAGCAATTACACCGGTCAATTGAGAACCATCTCCAAAATAAGTTGTTGCTCTTACTGAACCACTTACTACAACACTTCCACTAAATGTAGAACCACTTGCTACTGAAGTTACTAAAAATCCAGTATTAGGTGAAACCGAAGCAGTTACCGAACCACTTTGAATTCTTGGTGATGCCGCTGCTACTACATTTTGTAATTGAGAACCATCTCCAATAAATGTAAATGCAGCTACCGAACCACTTACAACAGTACTTCCACTAAGAATTATACCATAACCACTAACTTCCGAACCACTATAATCATTTGATATTACTTTGAATCCATATGCAGGGTCTACTGAAGCAGTTACCGAACCTGATGCTATTAATGTTGCTACCAATGCATCAGGTGTTAAAGCTGAACGAGGGATATCAAATAAACCAGCACCACTACCACTAAATACCGATGCAGTTACTACACCAACAACTTTAGTATCACCAACTAATTTTATTTCCGATGGGATATAGATGGCATCTACTACATTAATAGTACCAGCCATTGCAACATTATTCTCATTATTGTAATAAAGAGTATCAGGTGCACTACTTGAAACTAAGAACGATATAGTTCCGTTATCTTCACCATTATTAGTTACCCAACTATCATATCCGTTTTGATTACCAATTGCACTAGCACTATTAATCCAAAATGAATATCCTACCGCATCTACGTTAAAAATATAAGAATTACCTCTTACTAATGTTAAATTTACATTTGAACCACTAGCTGCTCCACTAAACCAATATGCAGAACTTCCATCGTTTACTACATCAAATGTATTTGGTAATTCATCCAATGGAGTAGGTCTAGCCGATGATGAAACTACAAAACTACCACTAATGGTAGTAAATGTGTTTACAACCAATCCTTTATTTGGTGAAATCGATGCCGTAGCTGAACCACTTGTTATTTTATTAGAAATTAGTGCATCAATAGTTAAAGCAGAACGAGGAATATCTGATAATCCGGCCCCACTACCACTAAAAAATCCACTACCGCTTGGTATTGTTATCGAACCACTTACCGAAATACTACCACTAAAAATTGAACCACTTACTATTGAAGTTACTAATAAACCAGTATTGGGTGCTACTGAAGCAGTTACACTACCACTAGCAATACGGAATACTTCACTTGCTAATGCTGATTGAGGTATATCAAATAATCCTCTACCACTACCACTAAACATTGATGCGGAAACAGGAAATTCGAATGTTGAAAATGTATTAACTACAAATCCATCAACAGGTGAAATAGATGCAGTTGCCGTACCACTAAATATCTTTGTTGAATCAATTGCTAAGTTGGCAAGAGTAATATTAGAAAGATATCTACCATCTCCAATAAAATATGAAGAACTAGGTACATATAAATTACCACTTACAATAGTATCCCCTATAAATTTAATAGTAGGGTCAATTTGATATTTTTCTTTTATAATAATTGTACCTGCCATTGAACTATGGAATTGACAATTATAATATAAAATATTAGGAGAACCAGTTGGTGGTGTAAATGTTATTGTGGCATTTGAAGCTCCATTATTTACTACACCAATATCATATGTATCTAAAGTTCCAGTTGTTTTAGTGGTCTTTATCCAAAAAGGGTGACCTGTTGCTGCAATATTAAATGTATATGGTACATTTTGATATAAAACTAAAGTAGGATTTGAACCACTAGCCGCTCCACTAAATACATATTCTCCACTACCAGCATTTACCACATTAAATGTAGTATCTAATGAAGATGTTGATAATTCCCAACCAGATGATGATACTATTAAACTACCACTAATTGTTGTAATTGCGTTTATACCAAATCCAGTCAATGGGTCAGCTGATGCAGTTACACTACCACTTGCTACTCTATATGCTTCGGTTGCTAATGCAGATTGTGGAATATCAAATAATCCTTTACCACTTCCACTAAAAATGGATGCAGATACAGTATTTGTAAAGAATGCAGGTACATTTACATTAAATCCTTCCGATGGTGAGATTGATGCCGTAGCACTTCCACTAAATATCTTTGTTGAATCAATTGCTAAGTTAGCAAGTGTTATGTTTGAAAGGAATCTACCATCTCCAATGAAAAATGAACTACTATTAATAGTTACACTACCACTTACATCAACGCTTCCACTTATTTTAGTTCCGTTTTCAACCGATTCTACAACAAATCCTCTATCAGGTATTGCGGATGCGGTTACTGAACCAGATGCTATTCTAAATACTTCTTGTGATAATGCCGATAATGGTAAATCAAATAAACCAGCACCACTACCAGTAAACATAGATGCCGATACCGTATATTCAAAATTAGCAGGTACATTTACTATAAATCCGTCAACAGGAGATATAGATGCGGTTGCTGAACCACTTGCTATTTTATTAATTTCAAATGCTAAAGCTGATTGTGGTATTTCAAACAATCCTTTACCACTACCACTAAAGAATGAACCAGTTGTTATTTGAATACCACCACTTACAAATAAACTTCCACTAAATGTTGAACCACTTACTACCGAAGTTACTACAAAACCAGTATTTGGTGCTACCGAAGCAGTTACCGAACCTGATTTAATTTCAGTTGATACTAAAGCATCTACCGATAATGCCGAACGAGGTATGTCTTTTAAACCAGCACCACTACCACTAAAGAATGAACCAGTTTCAACCTGTATATTACCACTAACAATTAAACTTCCACTAAATGTACTACCACTTGCTACTGAAGTTACTACAAATCCTTTATTTGGACTAACGGAAGCAATCACACTACCACTTTCTATTAAAGTTGCGGTTAATGCCGGTATATTAAACAATTGAGAACCATCTCCAATAAAAAATGATGATGATACACTACCACTAACAACCACATTCCCAATAAATGTAGAACCACTTTCTAAAGATGTTACAACAAATCCACCATCAGGTGACACCGATGCTGTCACAGAACCAGATTTAATTTCAGTTGTTAGTAAAGCATCAAATGTTAATGCTGAACGAGGTATATCGGTTAAACCAGCACCACTACCACTAAAAAATCCACTACCGGTGGGTATTACTATATTTCCACTAACAATTAAGCTTCCGCTAAATGTAGAACCACTATCTATTGAAGTTACTAAAAATCCGGTATCAGGTGAAACCGAAGCAGTTACTGAACCTGATTTTATTTCGGTTGATATTAATGCATCCTGTGTTAATGCTGAACGAGGTATATCAAACAATCTAGCTCCACTACCACTAAATGATGAACCAGAACTTAATTCAATTCCACCACTTACAAATAATGAACCAGTAAATTGAGAACCACTTTCTAATGATTGAACCACAAATCCCGTATCAGGACTTACCGATGCAGTTACACTACCACTTGCAATTCTACTAGCATCACCAGATAGATTTGAAATAGGAATATCAAATAATCCTCTACCACTACCACTAAACATTGATGCTGATACTGAATATTCAAAGAATGCGGGTACATTTACCAACAATCCAGTACTATCTTGAATTGATGCAGTTGCCGAACCACTAGCAATTCTATTCGAAGTTAATGCATCCGGTGTTAAAGCAGAACGAGGTATGTCAAATAAACCAGCACCACTACCAGTAAACATTGATGCAGATACCGAATATTCAAAATTAGCAAATGTGTTTACTACCAAACCAGTATTTGGTGCAATTGAAGCAGTTGTAGAACCACTTGCTATTAAAGTTGCGGTTAATGCTGGTATATTTGTTAGTCCACTACCATCTCCAAAAAATGAACCACTAAATGAACCAGTAAATGAACCAGTTGCAATTACACTTCCTATAAATGAACCACTAAATGAACCAGTTGCACTATTTACCGTTAAAATATCTCTAATTCCAACCGAACCTGTTAGTTGTTGGTTATCAAACCCACTATCTCCAAATATGTTAGAACCTGATGAATAAATTATTGATGATGATATATACGTTACTATAAGAGATTCCGCATATATTGATTTTGATACATATAAATTACCTTCAATTGATGTATTACCTTGAATTATTGCATTAGTATTTACAACTAATGAAGTACCATCAAATGATGCAGTTTGCGAACCACTTGCAATAAATGGTGCAACTACGGATGGTACGTTTACTAAACCACTACCATCTCCTACAAAATTTCCTAAAAATGAACCACTAAATGAACCAGAAAGGTCAGCAATACCTTTAAATGAAGATGTTATTTCATTTAATACAATTTTTTGTGCAAATCCTCTATTACCCTCACTATCCGTAATTAAAATAGCCGGATTGGATTCTAAAGATGCCGAAAATGAAGGAACACCAAAGTTTGGTTCAACTTGGGATAAATCTACAAATTCGTATCTATCTGATGTTACATTTTTAGGTCCTTTTAATCGAACTCTACCACTTAATAGGTTGCTTATTGCCATTAGTACTTTCTAGCTTTGATATAAATATTCAATTACATATAAATATAATTGAAAAATATAATCGTTATTCGTTTGCACTCTCTAATAAAGAAAGAATTACACTTAATTGAGTTGAGCCAGAAACTATAAAACCATATGTTTCTTCCAATACCAACTTACCAGAAACTACCGGTGATAGTGAATCAGCAGGAGGTATTAAAACATTAGTAACTAATTGTATTGGGGGTTGTGCAACTAATGTAGGATTTTCAATTGTATTTATAACAACATCGGTAAACCTTTCTAATAAATAAGATGAACCACTAAGTTCTAAATCAGTTGGTGTAATTGATGTGTTAAACGATTGAGTAACTGTATTTTGATATATTGTATCAACTAATGTTGAACCAGTTATTGATTGATTTTTAATAACTTGTTGAGCCAATATATTTGCATATTCTATTGTAAGTAAAGATGCGCTATATTCGGTAGAATCAATTACACTAACACCATTTTTTGTAAAGAATGATTTTGCGTATTTATCTGTTCTAATTGTTGTATTATTTTTTATATCATATGCAAATGCATCAACTTGGTCCAAAGCATATCCTTCAAATAAAGATGATACAAATGTAAATGGAGTTTCGGATAAACCATTTTGATTTTGAATATATGCAGCTGTTTCTTTTCTTATAAATTGTCTGTTAAGTGTTAATAAAGCAGATGCTGATACATAACTTCCAGTTGCTTCAATTCCAGCAAAATTTGGTGCAGGTAATTCTTTATTTGATGTTACAAAAATAGTTACAGGTTGATTTGAAACACTATTGTTTGTAATTTGACAAGATAGTACAATTGATGAAACTCCAGCGGGAGTTGCATATATTTCATCTTGCTCACCAGTCAGAGTTGCTACTACGGACTGGAATCTATTTAAGGGTACAAAAACTTCTGCCATTTCTTTTTATTTTTATTTCTTTTTTTTAAATTTGTAGTGCCAATGAGAACGGAGTTACTAATGAGAACAATGATTTACTAAATGTTCTACCAACCAAAGTTCCAGTAGCTTGATTGATACTTAAACCAGTACCAATTCTAAAGTCACCATCCTGATTTCCAGAGGTAAAGAATATTCTACCACCACCTAATTCAGTAATTTCAAATATTGGATTTGGAACACCACTACCACCCTGATTTGGGGGAAGTGCTTTAAATGTAACACCACTACCATTGTAAGAGTAGTCAATACCAGTTGCCACAATTAGTGAACCAAATGATTCCAAAGGTGCACCTGCTGCTATAAACTCTGCTCTAGTTCTTAAATATCTATTTGTTTCCAAAGTTTCCAATAATTGGTCTCTAGTCACAGCTATTGCACTTCCATATTGACCATCATAGTATGATGATGCTGCTCTGATTCCTCTTTCGTTTCCACCATATAATAAATCAGTTACAGCCGCATCTACAATAAATCCAGTATCACGCGAACAACTTGCCTCATTATATACTAAATATGGAAAAGCTCCATTTGTGTATCCAATTGCTCTTTGTTTTAATTCTTCTTTACCACCTTTTAATCTTTCAGCTGCTTGTCTTCTTAATGTAGTTGGTGCTAAGTAAGTTAATAGCGTATTTGCTACTATTTTTTCAGAAAGTCCTCTTGCGAAGTTTATACCATCTACCGTTTGTTTTTTCTGTCCGTTATTATCACCATAACTTTCCAAAATTGCTACTGATGGGAATTTATAGTAGTAAGAACCTGCCTCAATACTTCTTTCATTACCACCATAAACTAAATCCGTTCTAATTGCATCTATAATAAATCCTAAATCTCTAGAACAACTCACTTCATTGTATTTTAAACCACTCCAAGATGCAGATAAGAACGTTATAGTTTCTTTTTGTATTAATTGTTTGTTATCTGTCAATAATTTTGCGGTTGTCAATAATGATGCCGATGGTACTAAATATGTTGGGTTAGTTATTACCTTTTTAGATACCCTTCCGGCATATCTGATACCAGTAAGTGTTGGGTCTGATTGATTTTGTGTAGATGGAACTCCCTTATTAGTTGCATTCGATGGATATAAGTAATAATACTGCCCAGCTATCACACTTCTTTCAGTTCCACCATATAATACATCCGTTGCTGCCGCATCTATTAAGTATCCAACATCTCTTTTACAAGTTGCTTCGTTATAATATACACTACTCCAAGAAGAAGATACATATGCGATAGTTTCTTCTGCTATAAATGCTTTATTCTTTCTTAATAAATCAAATGATGCAGATGCCTCTAATGAAGCTGTTACAAATGTAGTACCACTTACAATTTTTTGTGCTATTCTACTTGCGTAATTTATACCATCAATTGTTTGTCCTAATTGTCCTACACCATCACCATCTCCCAATAAGATTGCTTTTGATGGATATTTGTAATAGAAATCACCAGCTACTACACTTCTTTCGTTTCCTCCGTATAATAAATCAGTAGTTGCTGCATCTAATATGTATCCTAAATCTCTAGCACATTTTATCTTATCATATTCAAAATTACTCCAACTTGCAGTTAAGTAAGCCATACTTTCACTTACAATAAATGTTCTATTGTTTCTTAATAATGCTACGGATGATGAAACAACCAATGAAGCAGTATTGAATGAAAGATTTTGAACTAATTTAGTTGCTAAACCTTTTGCGTAATCAATTGCGGTTACAGTTGGGTCTAATTGAGAACCAGTTACTTTTGATGGAGCCTCCCAATATGCAATTCCAGCTAAAGAACTACTATGATTTCCACCATAAAGAATATCACCAGCTACTGCCTCAACAATATATCTAATATCTCTAGAACAAGTTGTTGAATTGTACTCAAATCCACTCCAAGAAGATGATAAGAATGATATACTCTCACTTTGGATAAATCCTATGTTTTGAGTTAATAAATCGTATGCAGCAATCTTTGATAAATCGTTTGATGGAGTTAAACCAGTAGATTGAGATACAGGTGTAGGTATCAACCAATTGTTTATAGAAGCAGATACTAATCTAGCTGCGTATTTGATTCCATCTATTGTTTCAGTTAATTGAGTATCAGTAGCCTCCGATGGATATAAGTAATAGAACTCACCAGCTTTAGAACTTCTCTCATTTCCACCATATAATAAATCAGTTGAAACTGCATCTAAGATATATCCAACATCTCTCTTACAAGTTTCTTCATTGTAATAGAAATCAGGGTATTTAGCGTTTATATATGCAACACTTTCACTTTGGATAAACTTCTTATTACTTCTGATTGAATCATATGCAATTGATGAAGTTACATAGAATTGTGCATTCTTAATTACATTCAATGCCAATCCTTTTGCATATCTAACACCAGTTAAAGTTGGTTCTAATTGAGAATCGGTAGCTTGAGATGGGAAATCATAATAATATTTTCCAGCTATAATACTTCTTTCATTTCCACCATATAATAAATCAGTTCTTACCGCATCTACTATGTATCCAATATCTCTAGCACACTTAATTTCATCATATCCAAACTCACTCCAAGAAGAACTTACATAAGCTATACTTTCACTTTGAATAAATCCTTTATTTTTAGTTAGTGCTACATAAGATGCCGAAATAGTTGCTGATGCTGATATGTGAGTTAATACAATATTTTGTACAACCTTCTCAGCCACACCACTTGCGTATTTGATTGCGGTAATTGTTTGGTCTAATTGTGAACCGGTAGCCTGTGATGGGAAATCAAAATAGAACTTACCATTAAACAACGATGCCGAATTACCACCATATAAAAGGTCAAATGCAGAACCACTAAGGATTCCTGTCAAATCTCTCTCACACTTACTTTGAGTATATGCAAATCCACTCCAAGATGAACTCATATAAGCAATAGTTTCATCAACTATGAATTTAGAGTTACTTACTAATAGATTATATGCCGAATTTATTTTTGTATTTGTATTTGCTATTGGGAATGTTGATGGTCTAAATCCAATTGAGCTTGTACCATTGTTCAATAACACATCAATTACTAAAGATAAGGATGCTGATATTAATTTACCTTGCAATCTTGCTCCACCACTTCCACTTATAATTTGTGGTGTGTTGGTTATCTTAATACTTGCCGATGTATTTGATACAATTGTTGGAAGTAACGATGTTCCATTTTCTACAATATCCAAAACAATTCCAAAACCAGATGATACTTTATTTATTTCAAATTGCCCAGCAGTTTGTGTATTTGCAGTTGGTAGTAATCCCGTCTTTGTAATTGAACCACTGGCATTTGTTACCAATGTAGGAATTGAACCAGTACCATTTGCAATTATATTAACTACAGTTCCAAATGAAGAACTTACAACATTTGTTTCGGTTGGATATGTTCCAATTCCAATTATTTGAGAATCTGAACTAATATTCCATAAGTTTGGATTATTTAGATTAAATCCATATAACGATGGAAAATTAGAAACTAATGAATCAGGTAAAGATGATGAACCATTCTCAATAATATCAGTAATCAAATTAAATGAAGCAGTAATTAAACCAATTTCACTACCACTAGCTGAATTAGATGCTGTGATTGGAAAAATGTTATTTACTTTTATTCTACTTTCAACATTTGATACAATTGATGGTTTTACTTCAACACCACCCTCAATAATTTTAGTTACAATACTAAATGATGAAGAAACATTTGTTACTTCAGTAGAACTTCCACTATTGGCAGATGTTAATTGAATTACATCAGATACTTTTATGTTACCATCCGTATTTTTACCAAAATTAATTGTATCTAATGTAATATTTGATACTAATTTGTTCACTAAACTATTTGCATAATCTATTGAATCTATTGTTTGTCCTTTTTGCTCTACCGAAGTTGCTTTTGATGGGAATTTGTAATAATATACACCAGATTCCACACTACGTTCGTTTCCACCATAAACAATATCAGTTGCTACACTATCTACAATAAATCCAACATCTCTACTACAAGAAGCTTGGTTATATACCAAATTAGGATAAAATGCGTTAGTGTATTGAATAGTTTCTGTTTGGATAAACTCTCTATTTGCTTGTACTAAATTTCTTACATTTAATTTTTCGTTTGAAGCAGTTACAAATGTATTACCTAATACAATTTTTTGAGCCAAACCACTACCATACTTAATACCAGTAATTGTTGGGTCTAATTGATTTGTTACAGAAGGAACACCACCAACAGTTGCTGCCGATGGATATAAGTAATAGAATCTACCGGCAGTTATTGTTCTTTCGTTACCACCATATACCAAATCGGTTCTTACTGCATCAATAATATATTTTACATCTCTCTTACATTTAATCTCATCATATTGAACACCTCTCCAAGAAGAACTTACATAAGCAACCACTTCTTCAGAAATTAAATTTTTATTTAACGATAATAAATTACTAGCATTTGTTTTGTTTTGTGAAGCAGTTACAAAAGTAGTACCAACAACAACTTTTTGTGTTATTCTACTTGCGTAATCGATACCATCAATTGTTTGTATTAATTGAGAACCAGTTGCTTGGGATGGGTATAAATAATAAAATGCACCAGCCGTTACACTTCTCTCATTTCCACCATATACTAAATCCGTTCTTACTGCATCAATTACGTGTCCAATATCTCTCTTACACTTAACATCATTATAATCAAAATTACCCCACGAAGATGATAAGTAAGCAATAGTTTCACTTTGAATAAATTCTCTATTGTTTTTTAATTGTAATGATGCATTTTGTACTTCGGTATTTGCAAAAGAATAAACTATATTTTGTAAAGTTTTTTGTGCTAATTTACTAGCATACTTTATACCATCTACAGTTTGATTTAATTGAGAACCAGTTGCTGCTGATGGATATTCTAAATAGTATTTTCCATTTACTAATGATGCTGAATATGAATTATATAATAAATCTTCCGCTGCTCCATTTACAATTAAACCAATATCTCTACTACAACTTACATCATTAAATACAAACCCATTCCAAGAAGAAGATAGATAAGCAATAGTTTCTGCCTGAATAAATGGAATGTTTTGTTTTAATAAATTATATGCATAATATACAACTATATTATTAGATGCGGATACATATGATGATGTTGGTAATAATAATGATGATGTTACTCCACTATTTCCACTTAAAATATCAACTACCAATGATATTGATGCTGATATTAAAGTTGCTTCAGCAGATGTACCACTAAATGATGATGAAATGTATTGTGGTGTATTCGTTACTTTAATACTTTGTGATGTATTTAGGGTAATTGTAGGAACTACACCTAACCCATTTTTAATAATATTTTTAATTGTTTCAACCGATGAACTAATTGCAGTTGCTTGTGTTTGAGTTGCATTACTACCAGTCCATTGAGTTACATTTGTAACTTTAATACTTTGTGATGTATTTGATTGAAATGTAGGTATTGAACCTGTTCCATTTTGTACAATGTTTATAATTGTACCAATAGAAGAACTAATTAAATTAGCTTCTGCTTGAGTTGCGGATGAGGCGGTTGTTAAAGTTAAACCACTTACAATAATCAAATCAGATTGAGATGAAGTTATAGCAGGTGATGTTGAACTTCCACTTTGAATAATTGAAGTAATTATATCAAATTTAGTATTAATTGAAGATGTTAAATTAGCAGAAGATGTTGTTGATGTTATTTGAACACCATTTGTAATATTTAATGGATTTGTATTACTCCAATTTTGTCCATTATTTTGTGCTAAAATTGAAGGTATTACCGAAATACCTCTTTTTACAATTGATTCTATTATAGTAAACGAACTACTAACATAATTTTGTTGAGTCACACTTCCACTAAAAGATGATGTTTGATTTGTTAAAGATGATAATCTAAAATTCTTCTCATCATTAAAAACAATACGTGGGGTATCTAATATTTGATTTTGAACAATAGTATCTCCAATAATTTTTGCATATCTAATACCAGCAATAGTTGATGTTCTTTGAGTTGTAGTTGCTAAAGATGGATAATCGTAATAATATCTACCAGCAGTTACACCTCTTTCAATTCCACCATATAATAAATCGGTTGCTATATTATCAACAATATACCCAACATCTCTTTTACAAGTTGCTTGATTATATTTTAAGTTTGGAAATGAAACATTAATAAATTGAATTGTTTCGTTTTGAATTAATTCTTTATTGTTTATTAAATTGTTGTATGCAGATAATGTTGTTGCATCGGGAGCTGTAAATGGTTTTTGTTTTAATAAATTATTAATCAATCCACCAGCATATCTAATACCATCCGCAGTTTGTCCTAATTGTCCAACACCATCACCATCACCTCGTACGATTGCCAATGATGGAAATTGATAATAGTACTCACCAGCAATTATACTTCTTTCATTTCCACCATATTTTGCATCAGTTGCTACTGCATCTAAAATGTACCCAACATCACGTCTACATTTTTCCTCATTATAATAAAAATTAGACCAAGATGATGATAAATAAGTTATTACTTCATTTTGTACAAATGTTTTGTTATCTCTAATAGTATCCCAAACATCATCTGCTTCCGTTGATGGTTCTGTATAAACTTTACCTCTAATTAAATTTAGTGACACTCCGGCTGCATGTTTCATAGCAGTTAATGTTGGTCCTAATTGTGTAGTTATTGCTTCGGATGGAAATTGATAATAAAATAAACCATTTCTAATACTTTCTTCGTTACCTCCAAAAAGTAGGTCTTTTGCTACACCATCTACAATATATCCAACATCTCTTTTACAGGTTTCTTCCAAATATGAAAACCCACTCCAAGACGATGATACGAATTGTATTACCTCATCTTTGATAAATTCTTTGTTATTTACTAATATTTCATATGCTGTTACAACATCAATGTTTGTTTTAGCTATTGAACTACTTTGTATTGTAGCTGGATATGTTAATGTATTCTTAATTAAGTCAAATGGTGTTGTGGATGAATTTATTATATCAATCGTACCCCCCATTGAACTTCTATTCTGCGATACATAATATAATCTATTTGGTGCGTTATAAGGTACTGTAAATGTTATTGTACCTCTACTATCACCATTATTTACCATACCAATATTATAATCATATTTTTCAGTAATACCTTCTAATTGTTCTGTTCTAATCCAAAAAGGATATTCAATTCCACCAAAATCTTCTATCGCATCTACGTTAAATTTGTAGGTTTCTCCTCTAAATAAAGTTAATGTAGGATTATTGCCAATTCCTTCAAAATTAAATGAAGAACTATTATTATTTGTTATTACAAAAGATTTTTGGTGATTAGCCGGTATTGGTAAAATATTACTACCAGTACCATTTGCTAAAATATTATAAACAATGCTAAAACTTGCACTTACGGAATTTATTGTTGCTAAAGATGATGTTACACCAAGCATGGTTTGGTCGGTAGTTCCCCCCTTTATACTACCACTTGCATTTGCTACATAAGTTGGTTTAACAGAAACACCCTTTGTAATAATATTAAGTACTGTACCAAATGATGAACTTACACTTGACGTAAGTGGAGATTCATTTGCTATTGGTTGAATCGTATCGTTACCAATTTTTCTACTAGCACTAGTGTTAGATTTAAAGTTAAATGAACCAGTACCATTTGCTAATATACTTAACAAAGCTGCATATGATGCACTTGTAGTATTTAAATCATGTTGAGTAGCTGATATTGATGATGTTATTTGTTGTGCTCCTAAAATATTATATGGAGAATCAAATCCATATCCTTTTATAGAACTTTTTGCTAATAAAGTTGGGAAATTAGATACACCTTTATCAACAATTTCACTTATTAATTTATAATCCGAAGATATTTCATCTGCGGCAGCAGTTGATAATGTTGTTGTTGCCGGTACTCTACTTTGTGTGTATAATACAGGTGAAGTTAAACGAATACCCTCATCAGTATTTAATTTTGTTATGGTTGGTAATCCGTTTTCCAATCCTTTGTTAAGAACATCAACAACACAACTCCAAGTTCCTCTTACACTATCTCTAGCTGCAATGTTACCACCACTGCCAGAAATAAAACGAGAACCAGATGCATACATACCATACAAACCAAATGAAATATTTGAGTTGTTTAGTGTAGCATGTCCACCATTGTTTACTCTAATAGAATAGTATGAAAAGTTATTAAAGAAAGATACCAACTGAATAAAACCTCTACCATTAACCAAACACCCAACTCCGTTTGGAGAAATTTGAGTGTAGGCATCTAATACCATTGAAGCCAATGGTGAATCTGGGTCTACCACATCACCATTAACATAAAGACCACCACCACCCGGTGGAATATCCTCATAGAGTTCCGTAAATGAGTTCTCCTGATTCGAAATCTGCGAGCAGTTCTGAATGTATGGGGAAGTTGTTATGAACGCTCCTGGTTGAAATGCCACAGCAAATCCTCTTTCAGGATTTATTTGGTCTGGGAATAATCTCAAACCACCCATAGTTACCTCTGCAATATAACATCCAGAGTTTACATGAAATAGGTCTTCTGTTGGACTTTTAGCGTTAATTTTAGTAATACGCAAACCAGCACCCCAAATACTTGTGTTTTTTGGAAGTATTACAGGATTATCTTCCAAATATGTTCCTGCTTGTACTTTAATTACATATCCATTAAATACAGAACCAGTATCAAAACCATATCTACCATCATAACCAGGTGTTGCTAATGATGCTGCTTTTTTAATTGTACGAAGTGGGTATTGAATACTTCTACCATCATTTGAATCATCTCCATCGGTTGAAGATACATAAAGTGTAGGTAAATTTGCACCAAAATCTCTAGAACGAATCCCATCGTACAATATAGTATCTTCTGCTAATAATGCGTTAGATGCAGTTGCAGATAATAACGTTAAGTTAGCAAGATTTAATTCACCATCAATAATTAAAGAACCTGTAAGAAAAACCGAACCAGTAATTTCACCCCTATCAGTTAATTCATTTCCTAAAAAGAAATCATTATCAACCTGTAAAGAACTACTAAATAGGGCACTTCCAGTAACAATTAAATCTCCACCAATTCGTAATGAACCGGATAGGTCTTGTTGTTCTTCAATTTGTTTACGAGGTATTAATCTTGCCATTATACTATTTCTGCTATTTTTCCTTTAACTTCAAAATCTATTGCTCTAACATCAGCTGGTACTCTTGTTATATCAGCTATAAATGTTATTATTATGTCATTATTATTTGCAATTATATTATATCTATCTTGTGGTTGTTTTACTCCATATAAATACACATCAACATAATCTTTTACATTATCAACTTCCAAAATATCAAAAATAAATCTTTTACTTCTCAAACTTAGTGTAAAATAAATGCCATCCGTTAATACTATATCGGTTGGAAAATAACTATATGTAAATGTGTCTGTATTAACTTTTAATACAAAATCTTTAAATCCTAACCTATCTCTCCTTTTAAGAGTTGTTCCTAAATCAATATTTGGTACTTTTCTGCTCATTTGAATTTTTCTACGTCTCCGTTTATTTTAACTTCATCAGTTTCATCGATAGTATATGGGTCACCAAACCTATCTAATTCTGGAAATTGAGTTCTTATAAATTTTATATAAAAATCGTTTCCAATCATTCCAAAAATATAATCAGTATCTCTTATAAATAATCCATTTATAAAAACATCAAATCTTGCGGATGGCTTTCTTAAATTTTCTAATTTTGAAAATAAAGTTTTTACTCTAACGCCATCTACTTTAAAAATCCAATAAAAGGGATGTTCTAAATCATAAGCAAATAATTCAAACTCATTTGGAGCATTGACTTCTTTCATTATGTTTTTTAATTGTGTTATGTTCATAGTTCTTGGAATTTACCAGTTATAGCAACTTCGTCTTGAGAATCTAATGTAAATGATAATGCAGTAAACGTAAATATTATTTCTTTAGTTGCCCCATTATATGAATATGTATAAGCAGATGGGGAAATAAAATCACCATTTATATAAATTCTAAACCAATTTACAATATCAAACACACCAATTAATTCGGATGGAAGTATTGGTTTTCTAACATTAGTCAATTTAACGGTAGTACCATTTACAAATTCTGCCATTTGTGAACCTCTAACTGCTACAAAATCAATTACCTGTGCATATTCATTATAAAGAGATGGTTGACTTCCTAATATACCACCGGTTAAATCTGTCTCAATCCCAAATACCACTTTTTTAGCAGTAAATGATTTTTTAACAGTTGGTTTATTGGAATGTTCGGCAGGTAATAGATATGCATTTACTACCATAGTAAATACAGTACGAATTATTCTTTCAGTACCATCCCCAACTTCTTGTTGATTATCAAATGAATCTATTCGGGTTCTAAATTTATATCCATCTTTACTTCCCCAATATCTATCAGTTGCATATTGAAATTGTTCTACTATTTGATTCATATGTTCCGTAAATGATGTCCAAATCATTACTTCATATGTCACAGTAACATAAGATGGCATTGCAACATCATATTGTTCATACGATGGATTTGCATTATTTTGTAAACTAAATCTTTCGTATCTATTTCTTTTTGAATATTTTTGTATAGATGGCATCGATACACCATCTTTAAAATTAGTAATAGATGAATCTCTTTCAATTGAGTTTCTTTTAAACATTACTAATGGTATTTGTATTCTACCTCTAACATCTCTTAAATACCCGTCCTTTCTAGCATTATTCCATCTTTCCGAATTACCATATATTAATGGAACTTTTATAGGAGAACCATTTTCTTCCAATTCAGGTATAATTGTATTAACCATATAATCGGCAATAGTAGTATCAATATCAATTAAGTTTACACTTCTTTGAACTTCTTTTTCTATTGGAATTTGATTTGCTCTATTTGTTTCTCGTATGTCCATTATACTACCCTCATTTCGGTTTGAATTGAACTTTTTCTACTCATAAATGTTGAACAAATAATTGAGAAATGTTCCTGGTCACCAGTTCTACCACCTATCAATTGGTCTTCTCTCACATTATCAATTTCAAAGTAAGCATCATTATGAAAAATAATATCTCCAATTTCAGGATAAAATCCAGTATCTTTCAATGTAAATCTATTAAAACGAAAATCTACAGTTTGCCCCTGGTCAGAACCAAATCCTTCATAAGTTGCAGTTGTATCCTGTCTTTCAATCATAGCGTTACATTCAACACCCGAATAATAGGTTTTGGAAAGTGATTCTCCATAAAGATTTGTTTTTGAATTTTCTATGACAAGTTTATATAGTACAACAGCCGTAGTTACAACTGCATCTACTAATTCTCTTGATATTCCCTCGAAAAAATTTATATCACGTTGAAGTGTAAAGCGAGCCATATTTTATCCGATATAAATTGCTAATGGTACTTTTCTCAACATTTCTTGATGTTGATTTGCCTCATTATTTCTATTTTCAAATTGAACTTTTCTGCTCAACTCTTCTAAATTTTCTCTTAATTGAGTCATTAGAGCTTCTTTCTCCGTTTGGGCTTCTGCTCTCAATGCCGCACCATCCAATGATACTTCGGAACCGGGTATGGGTATAGTAGAATACTTTTCTCTAACTGCTCCCAACAATTCTTTAACTAATGAAAGAGTATATTTTCTAATCCATTGTTTACCTACATCATTGATATCAGAATATTGAATAAAATCATATCCTACATTTGAATAATCTGCAACTACATCCGATTGTACACCAACTGAATTTTCTATAAAATCTTTTCTCACATAATAGTCTATCCAAAGTTCTTTTATAGTTGATGCTGCTGGTCTTGGGAATATTGTCAATTTATTATCCACAATATTGAATGTATGTGCGGATTTTCTTATCAGGTCATTGAATTCTATTTGTTGAATACGAAGTAAATCCTCAAATATTGGCATTAACACAAATTGTGCAGCCGGAGAGAATGAACCAAAACCAAATTCATCAATTAAGTTCAATGTACCTTGTCCACTTACTGAATAAGGGTCAAAGAAACGAGAGATTGCTGGTGTTACTTCAAAATATACTTTTGCTATATCAATTGGTTCTCCATTTTCATCAGGAACTGCAATCAATTGATGTAAATCGTAGACTTGCTGTGAACCAGTCAACATTATTTTTACCTTTTTGTATTCTGTCTTACCACCTGCCCCAACTAATGTACCATAGGCATCAGAAATAGTTACTAATTGTCCTAAATTACTACCATTTACTAATTTTTGAGAATAGTTTGTTCCAGCCGCCTTACCTTTTAAGGTCTCCAGATTATTTCGTATATTAAATTGATTAACTTGTGCTCCATATTCAGATGTTGCCTCTTCAAAACATGCGTAGAAGTTTTCATCTACCAATTCCACATTTTGGATTGGATAACCTAATCTTCTAGCACACCATAAAGCAACCTTTGGAGCATCCGATTGAAATGTATAATCATTATCATATATTTCAAAAGGTGTTTGACCGGGAAAGAATGATGATGAACCGGGATATATTAATTCTTGTGCCATTTATATGTCTTCGTAATTGATGTTACATATAAATATAAAGAATAAAAAGAATAGTATTTGGAATGGGATTATAATCCATAACGAGTTTTAGTTGCGTTATAATTTTGTAGTACTTCCGTAGCACTTAATCCTTTTGTATAGAAATAAGCTGCTCCTATTTTACCATTCAAATAAGGAGAACTAACACCAGCACCTATAAATCCTAAATATAATGGGTTTGTTTCACTAATAGTATCCGAACCATGAGCAGTAGATGAAACTTCCGTTCCATTTA